CCACCGTTCGGATACTCGGTCACGGTCTCCCAGTGCCACTGCTCCTCCACGCCCTCTACGGCGGGGTGGGTGACTTCTTCAGTGTCGTCCACCAGATACCCAAGGGTCAGGTCGGGGTTTTCCACGACCGCGCCGGTCTCGTCAATGATCTTCATGGTTCAAAACCTCCTTTCTCAGGCCACGCGCCGCCAGATGTGCACATAGTAGGCGGCGGGCTGCACGGTATAGCTGCGACCGTAGATAGGATTCGAGCGAGAAGCATCAAAAGAAATATCATATGTCGACCCTTCATATCCAGCATATCCACAAAAAGGAGAGCTAACCTCTGTAACTGCCAAAGCACCTATTGACGATATGGCGTTTTTATTACCGCGAAATGGTGATGTTTTACCGTTATTTGAGGTTTCGCTTAAACTACCTGCAATGTTTGGCAGACCCGCCTCAACAGTGGTGCCTGCTGCGTGGGCGTAGGACGCACCCATCAGCACCCGGTTCTGCGCAATCTCCTGCCATGCGCCGCCAAACAGGGCGGCAGGGCTGGTAGTGCTGACTGTTTGAAAAATACTGCCAACGGGGTAGGCCTCCAAAGCACTGTCCGCAGAAAGTGTTCCGTCCGCATCGACCGTCAGACCGCTGCCCACCTTCACACCGCCCAGCGTGGTGGCGGTGGCAATAGGGAGCTTGATGCCTTTCAGCGCATTGCCAACAGCTTTTGCGTCAGCCGGAGCACCCTCGACGCTTAGCGTCTTGTCGGTGCTCACGATGGCCGAAGCCCTGTCCGCTTCAGCTTTGGCAGAAGCGGCAGAGTTTCCCGCGCTCTTTGCGTCTGCGGACGCTGACTGTGCGCTTTTGACTGCGCTGGTGGCGGCAGAATTTGCGCTAGATGCAGCTGAAACAGCTTCTTCTTTTGCGTTAATTGCGCCCGCAACGGTACTCAGCTCGTTTAAGGTGGATGCATTGATTGGCGTTCCTTCTTTTGTTGGCTCGTCATTTCGGATAAGAGTGACAATTTCGGATGTTCCATCCGACTTTACCATTGTCCACCGACCCGGATATTTCGCCACACGGTCTTCAAAAACCATATTGTCCATCTCCTGTCATGTATTCACCGGAAAACGTAACGTATGTTTTAGCAAGCGTTTCAATGTCGAACAAAATTTGCTCAATTTGATTCATCGTTGAAAAATCAAGTTTGTTCATGCTTTCTGGCGTATCTGCAATAGCAGATGGGCCAGAGCATTTAGCACGAATGGAGTTGATGTTGGAAAGCCAACGTGTTGCATCGGAGACTTTCATATATCCATCGACTGCCCAATCAGTCCGAACAGAAACAGACGCGCCAACAATGGAGCCAAGCTCTTGAATGCCGGATTCTATGCGGTTAAAATCCGTATAGCTTAAAGCGCCCTTCATTCCGGCAAGCCATTCCGATTGTTCGGCTTTTGTCCACGTGCCTGTTCTTGCCTTTGCGGTAATTTCTTTCACGCGGTCAACATCTGATTGCGTGCGGTCTGTAATCCAACGAGCCATAAATTATTCTTCCTCAACTCTGTTTTGATACCCAATAGGCAAATTACTCGGAACGGTAAACATGTAATGATAGCAATTGCGGCCATCGTTGCCAGAACCGATACAGTCATAAAAAAATAATTCGTCTTCGTCATCATAACTGCCAAGATGTGCTCTGTCCCAATACTTTGAAACAACGATAGAACGATAATAGATATCCCCAACAGAAGGGCCCATGCCCCAATATTCAAGATGGGTAATGGGAGTTCTCGTCCACTGCTCATACGGGCTGTAAACGTTTCCGTCCATAAAAAAAGGATTTCTCAGAAGTTCTTTTGCTGTAGGGAGCGGGCTTCCTTCTACGTTGCATCCATAACCCCAAATTTCGTTAATATCACCACTGTTATCAGGAAATCCGTAGTATATTTCTTTTGCGGAAGGTAAAAATATACTGCGAGATAGAGTAGACACAGCAGAAGGTACGTAATTGTTAGAATCATTTTTTTTGAACGCTGGGGTATAATAAAAAGTAGTTTTGCCGATTTTTTTCTGCATGAAATCAGAAAAAGAATTTTTTATGTTTCCGTTCAATAAGGCATCAATACTGCTGGTCGAATACTCTGCGGGAGTTGTCATTTTACTATCCCACGCAATGTTTTCTGTTTTCGCGTCTTTAAGAGCAAGAAGCGTTCTCCCTTTGCCATTTAATTCTGGCTCGTAATTATGCTTTGAGACAAGAAAAGCGGTATAAACGCCAGCGACGGAGATGTAAACGGTATCGCCTTCTTTGAGGTTGGAAATCTCATCCGCAATCGCAGTAACATTGCAAGAAGCAGAAAGGCTCGCAACTGTAGCTGTGATCGTTGCCTTTCCGCTGTGTAAATACGTGACGTTGCAGACAGATACGCCGCGTTCGTTCTTGATGACATTCAGCTCAACGATACCAGCGGGAGATGCATTCCAAACAATAACAGGGGAATCGGCAGATGCAGGGGTAAGCGTTGCAGTGAGCGTGATCGTGTCGGAAGGATGTAAGTAAATCTCAGAAGCATCGATTTGTAACGAATCAATATCTTCAATCATATACCCGGTAACGGAACCCTTGAAGCTACCATTAAACGTGTAAGAAACGTCAGTAATCAACAAGTTAGAAGAATATCCAAACTGATGATTGAGCTTGACAAAATCAAGAGCATCGTTGTGTGGGCTGGCACGATAAGACAGGGTGGCTTTTCGACGGTTAGAAAGCACTTTATAGCTTTCAGTTAGAACATTTTTTGGCTGGGAGACGATGGAAGAAGAGATAAGCGCGTTGTTTACACTTTGCGTAACTCCATCGCCAGTAGCGCCATTCGGATACAATGACGAAGCTCCATTTAGAGAGTAAGAGATGTTTTTTAGCTTATTAGAAAAAGTGATTTCCGGATACTGATAATCATTGATTTCAGTGATTTCATAAATGTCGGACTTGTTTTCAGGAAGGTACGGAACCCGGTCAATCCGAATCTCACCGTTTCTTGTCTGATACAAAGCCATACCAGCTGCGTTAGCAGAAAGCTGTAGCACATCAGCGTTTTTATACGAAGAATTTCCGTTGCTAAAATCAGTTGTATAATCCTTTAAAGATTCGTTGATGTAATAGCTGATACCGGAAACATCAAGAAGTTCCAAAGCGTCATAACACATTTCGTATAAAGTTCCGCTTTTCCTTCCGGTGTATAGTGAATCGATTAAAAACGCCAAAGCATCGCGAGCTTCAAAGGAAGCAGTAATGCCATTAGAAGGAATACTCCAACTAGAAAGGTAAAACTTACCTCCGTTAATCCATTCAGTCTGTCCGTCCAAGTCCATGCCATACTTTACAAAAACAGCTTGGCGTTCATACAAATACTTGTAAAGGCCGTCTGGGTTGATAGGATTCCATTTTTGATCGCTGTTATCAACGGAAAAAGAAATTGAATCCTTGGAAAGTTGACCGGAAATTGGGTCTCGCTTTGATTTATGGGAATACGACAGAAGGTCTGTTTTGCTAAATTTCACACGTTGTCCAAATTCCACTTGCGAGATACGAGCTCTTCGGTTTGGAATACACCATTCAAGAATTTCAATAATAACCAAATCATAATTGGAAATCTCAAATTCAATTGAAGTTTCGGCGGAATCGTTGTTGTCAATTTGCTTTTCCAAAAGAAGAGCGGTTCCTTTGTAAGCGGAAACTTTAAATGATTTTGCGCATTCATTTAAAATTTCAGACCAAATGATTGTCAGACCCGGTATTTTTTCTTCGTGGATTTTACTAAAAGAAAATGTGATGGTTGGATGATTGGAGCTTGATACGCATTCACCGCTTACATAGCCGCATTCTTGATACGGTTCAGAATTCGGGACGATATCAAAGCTTCCATCTAAAACCCAAAAATTAGTTTCAGCAGTCGCGTAATTTCCAGAAGTGGAAATGTCCAGGTCAGTGATGGATGCCGCATTACTAAACACGGTTTGCGAACCTGAACTTGCAATAGCGTCCGTTTGCGCCGCATCATCAGCTGCATGATAAGTAATCTGAATAAAAGTTTCGGGTACGAGCGTATTATTATATTGTGAAAGCCACTTATCGGACGGCTTTACAGACATATAAAATCACCACCTTTAGACCTCAACCAGGCTCAAAGAACAATCCGTCCAGCCCATCACATTTCCGGTGTTTGGGCCCCTTCGCCACATTCCGGCTGTTCGATCGGAAACATACATCTGACGTGTGGAATAAGAAGCTGTTGCTTGATTGTAAAATCGTACCGTGCAATAAAAGTTTGTAGTGAATGGGCCGATAACGGAAGCCCATTGTTTTGCGGTAAGGTATTTCCACTTGAGAGCCACTTTTGCAACATCGTGTCGAACCACAGAGCCAACAACCTTGCCTTGCACGTTTCGGCCAGAATCAACGATGGTTGAAGTCGTTGCGCTATAAGAGGAAGGCTCTGGCAAATCTACGCCGTTCACTGATACAAGAGCTTGCATAATTCACCGTTCCTTCCTTAATAGCTATACACTTCCGTCCCCATAATTTGCACGCCACGGTCAGCCTGCTGCTTTTCGACCGAAGCAGTAATCTGCTTTCCGTCAATGAACAGCCTGACTTCCTTACCACCGGTAATTTCGTCACCATAGCGCTGGAAAATATCAAGAAACGCATTATAGCAGCCGTTGTAAACCGCGCCTTGCAGGTCAGAAGAACTTGTTGCTCCGGATGATGTATTGCTGTAGTATCCATTTGCAGAAGTGGTGGAACCTGTAGAAGCATCGTATTCAGGGGTCCCAACATAAGAAGAATTGTCAGTTGAATATTTCCCACCGAGATTGCTCACAATGCCCGCAATCGCAGCACCTAAGGCAATCGCGGCTGCGCCCACAATAAGCGCTACAGGAATGCCGAAAACTGTAGACGAAAGCGCACCGGCAATAGAAGTAAGAAGGCCAACAAACGCAGAGCCAACACTTCCAATCAAGCCGCCCATTGCAGCAAAAATTTCAGGGAAAGAGCTTACAAGACCACCGAAAAGGCCTTGACTGATCGCAGTGCCAGTAGTGGCTAAAGGCACCTTCAATGCGCTAATTGATGCAGAAATCGTAGTTCCAAGATTGGAAACGCTCTTTACGATTTTTTCAAAATTGCTTGTGATGCCGCTCCAAATGACCTTGCCAACTTTTAAAGCTTCGTTAAACAAGGTTTTGGATGCATCCTTTAAAACACTGGAAATATTGGAAATAAAGCTTTGTGCGTATGCTTTTACCTGATTTCGGTTCTCCTCTCCCATCGCCTGCCAGATAATAGCAGCAGCAGTCGTACCAATCGTTTTTAGGTCGCCGTTCTGCACAGCATTCCAAAGATTCTGCACTGTGCCGAAAAAGTCATTCTGCAAGCCGGAATCAAGTTCCTGCCACTTGCTGTCCAGACCGTTGAAGAAACCATTAACAAAATTCGTTGCGGTGGTCGCGCCATAGTCAATCATCTTGTTGCCCTTCTGCTGAACAACGTTCGCCAGATTGGTCATAGCTTGTTCAACGTAAGGAAGTGCTGCAGTGATACCGTTCGCAAGGCCTTGGTCAATAAATTCACCAAAGCGCTCAAACAGAGCGGAGGGAGAGTGAATTTCAGTGTCGTTCGTAAACTTATCAATAATAGCTTTTGCAAGATTTGCCGCAGCGCCTTTTGCGGTTTCAATGCCGCTTTTGATACCATTTACGAGGCCCTGCCAAATGTTTTTGCCTGCTTCAAACATTTTGGAAGGAAGAGAAGCAATAGCATTTGCAACGGCTGTTACCATATCGGAAGCAGCTTTTGCGGCATCTTTTGCCCACGTTTTGATATCATCGATAAATCCACGAACAGCTCTCGCACCGTTTTCGACGTGTTCATCGAGATGTACGAACCATGTAACAACATCCTTTACCCAATTGATAAGGTCAGAAAAACCAAGAACCGCCTTTTCGATGAAGTTACCGTTCATCTGAATATCAAGACGGTCGGTTTCACTCACTCCATTGGTAATCCATCCGACAAACACTCCAACATCGTGAATCAGCTGAGCAATGCCCATGACGGCATTCTCGATGAAATTACCGTTCATCTGTAAGTCAAGCCTGTCAGTTTCGGAAACACCGTTCTGAATCCATCCAATAAAAATTGCGAAATCATTGATAAGGTTTCCAATGGCTGTAATTGCGCCACCTACAAAATCAGCAACTTTTTCGCCCATAGACTTGAAAGCATTGAACCAGTCCGTTTCCATCTCAAAAGCTTCTTTTTGACTTTCGCTACCAAGACCACGAACTGCAACAGTGATAGCTTCAAAACCAAGAACAGCAAGACCGGCTACAGGATGACCGCTAACAATAAGACCGATGCCCATAAGTGTTGTAATTAAATCACCAACATCAAGATCAAGGTCTTTTACAACGTCAGAGATTGTTTTGAACGCAGAAGAAATGCCCTCCTGCCAACTTTCTGGAATGAGATTCCAGATTACTTGCTTTAAGTTAGAAAAAGATTCTTTCAGGTATTTGATGGATTCTCCGAGTTTTCCATCTGTGAGTGATATATTCCAACCCTGCCTAAGCCCTTCCGCAGCAAGGTAAATCATAGCTTGAACACGTTCAAGGCCTTTTCGGAACGCCTCACTGTTTTGGTACAGGTCAACAAAACGAGCAACCATGATGCCAACAGCGACAGCTGCTCCCATAATGGGAGACTTCCAAAGCTTGAGAATTCCTTCAATTAAAGAGCCATCGCCTTTGATTTTATTGAGAGCTTCAAGCAAAGCGTTGCCAATAGCCCACGTTGCAAATCCGGCAGAAATACCAGCAATCAATGGCGCAAGCTTTTCCAGCTTTGCCTTGATTTCGTCCACGGCGTTGCCAACATAGTTCTTGAGCATATCGTAGCCGGACAGGTCTACATCGCCCAAGATGTTGCCGGCAGATGCACCGCCGCCAGAGCCGGAGCTTCCTTGTGTTGGGTCAATGATGTTCAGTTCATCAAAACCCATCGTGTAGTCCTTGAGAGCTTTGGCGGCTTTCTTTGTCGAATCGGTTGTGTCATCCATTGCGTCACCGATGCCACCAACGCTGTCAGCGCTTTTAGTGAAATCAGTAAACACGACCTTCACACCCATCAGCTTTGCAACCCACTGGACAAATTCTCGGATAAGTTGGACGGCCGCAATCAGCGGGGGAAGAATGGATTTCATGGCAGGGTAGAGCAGAGAGCCAACAGACTTCGCCAACATATCCAACTGCGCTTTCAGAATCTTAATCTGGTTCGCAGGGCTCTGGATGGTCTGTGCAAGGTTGCCCTGCACGTTGGCAGTCTGCTTCATAATGGCAATGTAACGCAAAACTGCCTTATCTGCCTGAGACAGGCTAGAAACCTGTTTGTTAAAGCCTAAAGCAAGAAGCTCCTGCTGCAACCGTGCCTGAGACAGATCAACGCCCAAACGGCGAATAGGCTCAATCTCGCCAGAGATTGCGGAGGACATTGCGGTAAAGGTCTCTGCAACGTTTTTGTTCCAATAGGAACCTTCGTCATAGGCAAGCTGGGTCAGATTCTTGGACAGAATATATGCTTTGTCGCTGGTCAGACCAAACGAAGTACCCAAGCTCTGGATGGTAGCCATGTAGGTCATTGCTTTGGTCGGATCAACGCCAAGCAAACCCTGCATCTTGCTAATGAGCGTATCGGCTTCACCGCTCAGATTGCCCATAGCATTATGAAACAGATCTGTTGCTTCATAGAAGTCATTGAACTTCGCAACAGCGTTGCCAAGATACTCAGCGATAGCTTTCAACGAAACCAGCTTTGCCATGTTCCGCATAAAGCCGTTCATCTGATTGGACAGGCTGAGATAGCTCTTGCGCTGCTTTTCGTTGGCAGCAGTCACACGATTTGCCTGTGTAACCACCTTGCTCAACTGCGGAGGGAGCTTTGCAAATGCATTGCCCACCTTGTCAAGCTGAGATGCAAGGGGAGCAAGAGCAGCAGAAATCTTCTGACAAGAGCTTGCAAAAGAATCAAGGTCTGTTGCTTTCAGCTTGTCGGTCAGATCAGGAACCTTTCCGATTACATTGAAAGCGCTGCCAAGAGCTTTAAGGTTCGATGCGTCCAGAATAGACAGCGGAGCCAAAGCGTTAGTGAGCTGAGTAATGCTTCCAGACATGGAGTAAAAGTCAACGCCGTTCAAGCCAGACACAGCAGCAGGAATCTTCTTGATTGCGTTCACGACCGTGTTGATGCTCTTTGTGCTTGCAGTCGTGTTGACATTGGAAAGCCCATTCAGAAAGCTGGTGATTTTGTCCAGCCCGGACATTCCAGCGGATGCCTGTTTCAGCGTTGCAATAGAACCGGCCAGCTTGTCAAGGCTGTTCACAACCTTTGTGACGTTGCCTTTCGTCCGCAAATTAGAAATGGCGGTAGCGAGCTTGTCGATATTAAGCTCTGCGCCCTGCGATTCCGCAGAAATCTCTACGGATAAGCTCGTAATATCAACATCAGCCATCACTACCACCATCACTTTCCATCATAGAGAACATCATTCTCTTGATTCGCTCCTGCGCCTCAACTGCGCGTTGGTATTCATATTCGTCTTTCTCCTTTTGAGTAAGGGGAATCGGTCTATCCATGTACTTGATGGGCTTAGACCCTTTCTTTCGGAACATATTGCCAACCGTAGAGGAAAGCGCAGATGCCATGTAAAAGCCATTTCTCCATGCTTCTGTGTTGGCTCTGCGTTCCCGTAGTTCCTCTGCGTCACGGTAGACCTTTGCCAGCCAGACATCACCGTGCCAGAACTGGTCGTATGTCATGCCAATGGAGATGTAATAGGCTTCTACATCGTGGAACAGCTTAGAGAAGGAGAATGGCTCCCCCTCTCCGTCTGTTTCTTGAGATTGTGCAGTTACACAATCTCCCACGTTGCGTTTTTTGCAGTCTTGTCCTCAGTGTCAGTTGCCAGCAGAGACTTGGAAGCGTCCATGAACATTTCAAGCAGAACGCCCATCAGGTCTTCCTTATCCTCGATGTGCTGGAACATCTCGTCCACGACCTTGCGTTTGATGCCCTTGTTCCGTGCGATGAAAGCGCCGTAGAACAGGGCACGAGAGTTAGACAGCAGATTGGTCATCTGGGTGTACTGGCCAATCTGAAAACCTGCACGTTCGGTAGCTTCCACGCTGTCACGGGTGAAAGTCAGTTCATAAGTGTTCTTGCCATCGGGGGAATGAAAGTTAATAACCTTAGCAGCCATAATAAATGCTCTCCTTTATAAATAGGAGCAGAACCAAATCCGTTGTTCAGTTCTGCCCGGTTTGATTGATTCGATTTTTGCGGTTTAGCCGCCATTGACAGTCAGGGTCTCGCTGAACTCGGGCTTCTTGGTGAAAATGCAGTTGATGGTCATTTCAACAACCTCGTCCACACCGAAGCCGGACAGACCAACCTGATGCATACCCTGCCAAGTGAAGCCGGAGCCGTCCTGCATTTTCAGGGCGTAGTACTTTACGGCGTTGCTCTCGGAAGTCTCATCATAGCCAGCCTCCTTGACCTTCTTGTAGTCAGTCTTGTTGTAGTTGGCAGTAAAGGACTTGGTGTCACTCTGGATAATGCCAAAGATGTTGACCTGCATGGGGTCGGACAGGGTGGTGGCATCCAGAAGGTTTGGCTCAGAGATCAGGTCGGGCACATCCTTGATGTCGCACAGCTTCGTCAGAGCGGTTGCGCTGTCGCCACAATACAGGGTGGTATTCAGACCGGAGATAGCAGTACTCATAGAATGTTTACCTCCTTAGTTTCGGTAAATCATTCCGTCCTCTCCGATTGTTGCCCCGTAGCTGCAATCAATCCGATAGACGGAATTGTTGTACAGCCCATTCAACGGGGCAAACGACTTTCGATAGAAATTGAGCGGTTCCAATACGGAATCCACAATATCCAAAATGTAACGTGCTTCTGCAATGCGTCCGCTTGTTTTGTTGGAGTAGACGCGCACACGCAAGGAAACAGCGGCGTATTTGCTGTGGTTTGCAGAATCACGGTGCTTTGGGACATTGCTGTTTTCTTCTATTTGCACACAAGGAAACTTTTTGACGTTGCTGTCATTGATTTCACCGGTAACGAAGATGCCGGGAACTTGCTTTCGCAGTTCCTTAGCAACAGCCGTGAAAATGGAATTGAAATAATCGATCAACTATTCCAAACCTCCCTCCACGTTACTTCGACCTGAGAAGCCATTTCTTCAACAGCTCCCCACATAGCCATAGCTGCATCGTTGCCATCAGTGTAATTCAACTGGCCTTTTCCATCCACCTGTTTGACAGGTGTGCCAGCATTGCCGGATTCGCCGTAGTAGTACCATCTGCGGTTTGCGCCTTGCCCTTTGCCGTAGGAGCCATGTGCACCAACACCGGGCGGTAGTTCTCCGCCATATCCGTTGTGATGTGCGCCAGTGCCAAACTCGATGAACGCAACTGCCTTTCCGTGCGCTACGATTGCAAAGCCATTTGGCGTTTGTACCGGGTCGTGCTCAACTGTTACGTCATTGTCTCCAGCATACTGTGCGTTAGCAAACCGCACAGTCGCAACGTCAATGCCTTTTTGCGCCAACGCCTTTGCAAACTCCTGCGCCTTTTTGTTCAGGGTGGCCTTGTGCTCCTGTATCTGACGTTCCGCATCACGAAGTCCGGCATCGCTCAACCTCACTTTAATTTTCACTTGCAGCCACCTCTTTCAGCGCATACAACGTATCCGTGATATGCTCTGCGACCTTGACCACAGTGTAATTGAAGGGCTTTGAAACGTCTGTCTGAAACCAGACGTGTGTGCCTTCATAAAGCGGTGTGTTGCGCTTTTTGCTGGACGAACTGACAACGTAGCTGTAATCCGTGAACGCTCCAAAAGGGTTTGCTTCCGCAGAACCAGTAGGGGGACTGACGTTCAGCATCAGCTTTGCGGGTTCGCTCCACGATTCGTATGCGGATTCGCCGGTCTCGTTTCCCCACTCGTCCACGACAGGCGTTTTCTCGCCAACTGGGTTCGAATACCACAGCGGGCGTTTATCCAACGGGCTACCATTGAACATCAGCCGATAACACCTACTTTCGGAACCACTTCATTTAGCAGGGACTGCGCCACATCGGAGCTTTCCCACACACGAGTAATGCCATTGTTGGTGTAGCTCGTTTGTCCGTTTGCGCCGATGTGGTTGTACAGTTCCGCTGCAATGCGTATCTGCAACGACTGATACTGCAAGGGCAACTCGTCCGGTCTGTTGCCGAAAGGGTAGCCCTGCGCAAATATCTTGTCTTTGGCGAAATTAAGCAGCAGGTCGAAGAGTGGGTAGTCCTCGTCCGTGACTTCACGATCAAGTGCTGGGGCGATGTACTGCCCCAGCTTGACTGCCGCTTCGGAATACTGGTCTCCCATGCTGCTTTCCTCCTTTCGCTTTAGTAAGCCTTGATGCAGTACACAGCGTCCATGCGCTCAAAGGACGGCAGGACGATTTCAGAAGCATAGACGTTGGCGTTGACCGGGTGAACGGTCAGCTCGGTGGTAATGGCAACGCCAGTGTTCACGATGGACACGGATGCACCAGACTGACCAGACAGCAAGTCGGCTTCCTCGGGAGTAGTGCCGTACCAAGTGCTGCCCAGAGCGCCGGAAGGAGCAACCACCACCATGCCGTCGGGAAGATACTTCTCACTTGCGCTGTACTGGTCTGCCTTGAACATCTTGTCGTACAGATGAATCTTCAGACCGGTTGCAGATTCGATAATCTGCCGTGCTTCGGCATCCAGCAGAACGGCATTTGCCTTTGCGGTGACGGTCATGAACCGATTCTTCACCTCGTCCGCAGCAATCATGTTGCGGAAGGTGGCAGTGTTCATGTACACTTCGGTCACGACCTCGCCCACGCTCGCCAGAACAGCATCCTTTGCGGCGTTCAGGTCAGCAATGGGAGTGGCAGTAGTGACGTTCCACTTGGACTTTGTGGCAGAGATTTCCTTGTAGTTAGTGGACTTCCAAGTGCCGTCTGGGTCGTAATTGTAGGTGTAGTTCACGCCGTTTGCCTTGATAGTGATGCCGGGAATGCCATTGGCGGGAGCCAGCAGCTGCCAGATCATGCGCTCAGGTACGATACGAGCGCCAGTGATAAGCTGTGCGGTGTCATCGTACAGACGGTTCATCACGTCACGAGCATAGGGGTCGTTGCTGTCCAGAACACGCAGGATTTCCTGACGGTCTTTCTCGCCCAGATGGTAGCCCTCACGGAAGAACGGCATCTCAGTTTCATCGAACTTGAAACCCTCACGAGTGCGGAACGTAGCCTTTGCATCAAATGCGCTTGGCATCAGAGAAACGCCAACGCCCTTGTGGCCACGCAACCACTTCAGGTCGAGACCAGCCTTCTTCTTGGCAGGGAACAGTGCGTCAGATGCGAACGGCATCGCATTGGTGGGGTCATTCGTCCAATAGGCGGCAATCGCAGCCGGGGCAAAGACTTCCTTAAGATTCAGTGCCATGTTGTTTTACCTCCTATTAAGCGTTCACGCTGATGTTGTCACGGCAGAAGATGCCAGGGACGGCGGTCTTGAGTGCCTTGATTGCGTCAGCGTCAAAGGTGAAGCTGGAACTTGCTGCCGCCTTCTTGGTGTCGATAACACCACGAATCAGCAGGGCAGCGTTGGGGTTCTCTGCCGGGTCAACGTCATACAGCAGGATGCCGTCAGCGTTGATAGTCTTAGAACCAGTCTCGCCAGTAGCAACAGCTTTCTTGCCAGCCAGCGTCATGGGATAGCCAGCCTTAACCGCAGCAGTTTCGGTCACAGTAAAGGGGATGGCGGTGTAGTCATTGGAAGCAAGGATGGTATCGTTGATTCCGTTGACCGTGTTTCGGATAAACTTCATGTTTTCCTCCTTGTTAATGGAAAGCACTCATTGCGTCACTCGATGCCTTAGAAGTATTTGCGTTCTGCTGTGCAAGGCTCTTAGCAAACGCCACGCCCTCACTGTCAGAGCTGCCCTTGCCATCCGCACCCGGAGGTGTAGGCATATCCTTTAGCAGGGAAGCCTTGTAAGCGGTGTCATGAGCGGTCATAAACTCCGACTGGAACTTAAACACCTTGTCCATGTCACCGTCAGCCAGTGCAGATGCAGCCTTGTTGGCAAGTTCAGCGTCATAACCCTGTGCAACGAACTTCTCACGGTAAGATGCAAGGGTCTTTTCCTTGACAAGGTTCTCCTTGTCGGCAGTCAGGGCTTCAATCTGCTTCTGCATCTCTGCCAGCTTGTCAGCCTGTTCCTGTGCAGCATTCTCGTCATCGGTACGCTTTGCCTTGAGCTGCTTCTTGTACTCAGCAGCTTCGCCATTGGCTTTCGTCACGGCGTTGCGCAGCTTCTCGACCTCTGCGCTAGGGTCTGCAACCTTTTCAAGCGCAGAAATGATTTCATCGGCGGTCATGCCCTCTTTGTAGGCATCACCAAGCAACACATTGAGTTTCATATCGTTAATTTCCTCCTGCGTTTTTTTACCGTTGCTTCCCTGCAACGCTGCGAAATTTATATCCCGGCTTCCCTGCCGTGTTTATGGCAAAGGACTATTCGCCCTCTGTTTCTTTGTTGGTATCAGTAGACTGTTTGTCTGCCACGTTTCCGGCATTTGTGTTGGTAGCATCCTGTTTAGGCTGTTCCTGCGGCTTCGGCGCTTTCCCGTCCTCGCCCAGCTTGCCAGCGGCAATCAGGAAGGGCTTACTCATCTCATAAGCAGCCTGCGGGTCGGGGAACAGACCAGGCGTAGTAAACGCCAACTGCGGGTCAATGGTCTGCTGCAACATCTGCGCAAAAATCTGAACTTTGCTCTGCTGGTTATCGTACTGACGGCGTGGCAGTTTGATGTTGATGTCACTTGCCATCAGCTTAGAACCAGCCGCGTCACGCAGGATTTTGAGCATCACAGACAAGCTCTGACGTTCAGCGTACTTGAACATATTCTCGTACTGCTGTGCCCTTGCTTCGGTGTGATTCCAGCCGTTGCGGACGATAACTGCACCCACGTTGTCGGATGTTGCGCTCTCGCTGCCAGTAGCACTGGGCATTGCAGTCAGACTGCGGTACACGTTCAGCATGGAATCAAGCAAGGTCTGGCTCTGCTGCTGGTCAAGCTCATTTGCAATCTGAGAAACAGAAGCGGGCAGACCAGAAGTGGATTTCAGGCACATTGCGCCAAGTTCTTTGACTTGGTCGAGAGCATCCTTGTCCACAAGGCAGTTGGTAAACACCATGATGGACTGGATGAACTGTGCCAGACCGTCCAAACGGTTGCTTTCAAGGTCGTTGATAGCATCCAGCACAGGAATAGCCGGTTCAAACAGACCCATCCGCTCCGGGTTCAGCTTGTATTCGACCATCGGCAACATTCCGAGAGAGTGGTTCTCTGTTTTCGTAACCTTGCCGTTGTCGATTTCAAAGTACTGGTTCGGCGTATACACGCAAATCAGGTCGTTAAGGTCGTTCTGATAATTGCGTGGAATGTGCAGCACGTTGGCGATGGGCTTGTGCCCGATGCCGGAGTTGTAAATCACATATGCCATATCCGGGTCTGGAACATCCACCAGCAGGGGTGTTTCGTCCGGGTAGTTGCCGTTGTACCCCTTGTCAGGAAGAACAATGCGGTATCCCTGTCCGCACTCCAACATCCACTGCCAGAGCCGCCGATCAAGAGAATCCTTGCCCTCATACTGCAAAGCATTGGACAGGCGGGCGATTTCCTCACCGTCACCAGTTGCCGTTTCAGACCGCACATAAGAACAAGGAGTGCCGCTCATGTAGCCTGTGTAGAAGCCCACGCACTCGTTGGCGTGGTTCTCTACAATGCGGTTGGTGATTTCAGCGTGGTACTCCTTCGTGCGGTGGAGGACAGGCTGGCTACCCAAGTAGTAGTTGTGCAGAAAGCGAATCTCATTCTTGTTCAGCAGATGAATAGGCTCTGCCTTACCCATGACCACTTTCAGCACGTTTGACCGATTGATTTCCGTTTCCGGCGTTTCAATCGGTCTGCGGCCGGTCAGCGGCTCATTCAAAAAGCCGCCAACGACCATCTGATACTCAGCCATGCGTTCCTCCTTTCCGGCAAAATAAAAAGCGCAGCAAGACAAACCCGTTAAGGCCTATCTCACTGCGCTTACAACTGCGCTTCAAAAGCTATTCAGTTTTTAAACTTTGGTACGGAGATCCATGTATCTTTTGGAAGGTTGGAATCTCCAATTGTAATCCAATGGCAAAGAGGGCACAGAAGGGAGAACCTACCTTCCACTTCGCCAAGATAACGTCCGCAATCGCACGGATTGCCGTTTGCGTCCTTGTGAGGATGCCTACACCTAACTTTTGCTTTCATCTGTGCTCCTTTCGTTGGATTTCTGGAAACAGGCTGTTGAGCACAGACCTGTCAGAAGCTACTGGGAAACTGTTCGCACTTCCAGCCGTGCTATTCTTCGCCCGAAGAAAACCATTGCAGCCTTTACATTCAGTTGTCGGACAGACGTAAACGGGTCAGCTGCAATTTTGGGTGCGGGGGCTGGATTTGAACCAGCGTCCTCCAGCTTATGAGGCTGGCGAGCTACCGTGCTGCTCTACTCCGCCATAAACCCGGCTTGATTGGTTAACCGCTGCTCTTTGCAATGTCATGCCTAACCATTGCATCGAGAGCCGGGAATAGCGGTGGAGGTTTTGGAGAATAAGTCCATGCAAAGCTAGGTGGTTGGTTGTGCTGCGTAACGGAATCGAACCGTTGCTTGCCAGCCATGGGGGAGACAGGCTGGCATTCCCCTTACAATTGGAAACGCAACATATAAAGTCCGGTGAAGGTGAAAGAGTGAGAAAACCTCCACCGGTGAAAGGAGGAATATGCTTGTTGACACGCACGCGAGTAAAATGACAAAACCCCGCGTGCAAGCTATTCCTTTAAGGGAAGCTGCAAAACTTCCTGCGTACATTATAAGCCTTGTCAAGTGATGAAATCAAATAAATAGACCAAGCGAACACAATATATTGTGTTTTTAATCAAAATGGCCTCTTGACAGGCTCAATTTTACTGATCCCGTTATACAATTCATCAGCAAGCTGTGCCAGACTGTCCGGTGCATCATCGTGTGGAACTTTGCCAAGCTGCGTGAACATCGTCACCTGTTCCATGAATGCCTTGTACTCTTTCGACTGTTGTTTTTCGTCAAGGAAATAGAACCGTTTGATGTCCGGCGCATACTGGATGATTCTTGACAGCTTGCTTTGACCACTTGGCGCACGCTGGCTGCGGACAGAGCAATGATAACCTTGCTGCCGGAGCATACTGTCTATACTATCGCAGTATTCATCGCCACCATTATTGGCTTCACCTCTGTATGTGTTCAATTTATGTTGAATAATTTTTCCGACGGTTTCAGGCTTGGTAACGGTTTTATCACCATTATTGAAAACAACATCGGGAATAAACACAGAACCATTATAAACATAGGCGATGGGGCCAGATGTAAAATCGCCGCCGCCCCAAGCAATGTCTTCGACCATGAGTTTCCTGTCTGGTTCTCCATCTGGTAAAACACCATTGTAATACCGCAGTTCATCGGCAGGGAACAGCAAGCCTTCACGCACATAGGGCTTGCCCATGTACTTTGCCCACCATGTTGCATCATCAATGCTGGCTTTCATATCGGCATAATAGGCATCGTCAAAACCAACGCCATAATCATAATTGAAGTTGCTGTGTCCGTTCTCATCCACCGCAGGAATCACACGGAATCGGTACTTTGGGTTGTCTGCATACTGGTTCTGGATGCGTCCCAAAGGGTCAAGCACGTTCCAGCGTGTACCGACCATCAGCTCCAATGCGCCTTGCTTTTTGCGGTCTTTTAGCTGGTTCAAATAGGCATCGTACTTGTTGTTCAGACGCTCAACGTTCAGGCTTTCCTCCAAGTCCTCAATCAAGTCATCGCTGTACAGAACGCCGCCCTCACCGATTTCAACAGCACCAGTCAGCGTACCGCCAATAGAGCGGCAAGTCAGGGTGGGGAATCGCTTTTTTCGGTTCAGGTCAACGCTTTCGTCCTTTGCGCTTTTGTCTACAAGCTGAACGTCAGGGAAGATTTTGCCCCAGTTGTAGGTTACAGGGTCGGTGATGATGGACAGCACCTCGCCGTAGAAGCCATTAGTCAGTTTGTCGGAATGCCCGCTCATAACCGATGCAACGTCAGGGCGGTTGCCCATCAGCCATGTGATGAAAAAAATACATAGCGTCGATTTTCCGACGCGAGCGGGCAAGCTAACACCCAAGAAGTCAATCCGCTTATAAAACAAGTCCTCAAGGTCATCTGCCAGCACTTTCAGAACCTTGCGTCTAGGCTGATAGAACTTCTTTTCCGGCGCACGGTTCCATTCAAGGTAGATGCAATAGCTGTCGAACACATCTTTTGCTTCAAACAGGTACGTCCGGCCGATAATGTCATAGACCTTCGCCACGTCCTCGCCTGTTTTCATCTTGCCCATCATGGCTGCACAGATAGAGCGTAGCTCACCAGAGTATTTGTAGGCATCGAACCGCTTGTCTTGTGGAAGGGCATCTCTCAGGTTCACCACCGCCTGAAACCAGTCCTCATAGACCTGTGCTTCGGTCGGATTCTGCTTTGCATACGCTTTGATACTGTCGATGATGGCGATACACTGCTTTGGCTGCATAAAAAAATAGGCACCCCCTACCTGAAAATGTAAAGAGTGCCTACAACTGCACAAAAATCAAATATTCGGTTTTATAATGCGATTCCAGAAATTTTATTTCTCAAAATCAATTAAAAGAACTGCCCGACCGTTTCTAACCCTTTTTCTACCTTCTTCATTATGCTGTTTTCGGAGAGATACTCCATGCCTTTCAAGGTAATCTGTGGGTGAATCGGCTCTACAATATGCGGGAACTTGTTCGTCAGGTCTTGCGTGTAGACCAGACCGCGAATGAAACCGTTCATTTGCAGTTCGATCATAATCTGCTCCCAGTCAGAGACCTTCATCTTCATTGCTTTTGCAGAGATAAGCTCATAGTCAAATTCTTCATCGCCCTTGTGCTTATCCAGCAGTTTGAGAATCTTGTAGATGGCATTAAAGTTGTCCATAAGCTGCTCCTTTCGACCTTCTCAGGTCATAATCTGCAAACATAGACGCCGCAATTTTCATAGCTTCTTCTATGACTGGTGCTTTGATAAAGATTCGGCATCCAAACAACACACTACTTGCTCTGGTCTTGCTGCTCTCAGGGATAACATAGATTTTGCCGCCCTCACGCTTTGCAAGCCACGTCCGTTCTGGCTCTTCGTGTTTTTCTGGTTTCCGTCTGAACGCTTCTACCGGCTCACTGTCAACGTATGCTTCAACTCTAGCGCCGTACATCTCTGCGATTTTCTCCGCGCGTCTGCGGCTCTTGGTCAGGGTGATGATGTGATAAGAATCGCATTCACCGCTCGTCACTGCGTAAAGTTTTCTAGCCATACTTTCACCTATTCTGTTCAGCAATCCGATACCATGTCTGGCGGGTCACACCAAGCTGTTTGGCAGCGTCCGTGACCGTGAGAATGCGCTTCTCTACCTGCTCATGGAGAACGTCAAAAAGGTTTCGGTCATACTCGGTGGGTTTGCGGCCTTTATAAACGCCTTTCTGCTTTGCCACTTCGATACCCTCTTGCTGGCGGTCAAGCATATTCTGTCGTTCAAATTCGTTGATGGCTGCAATCATCGTCAGCATCAGTTTACCTGTGGGAGTGCCTGTATCTAGGTTCTCTTTATCACTGGCAAGGTGCACGCCGTTAGCTTGCAGCGTTTCAACCATTTCAAGCAAGTCTTTCGTGCTGCGGGCAAGGCGGCTGAAATCGTGGATAAACACGGTATCGCCCGGCTGAACTGATTTAAGCATCTTCTGCAACTCTGGTCTATCCATATTCTTGCCAGAGACCTTCTCGATAAACCAACGGTCAATGTTATGCCGCTTCAACGCTTCTACCTGTCGTGCTTCATTCTGTTCGACAGTAGATACACGAACATACGCTACGTTCATTCAGAATCACTGTCCCTTTCAATTACAGTGCCTTCAACACGATAAGCCCCAACGCCAATATCTCCCATGTCGGGTTCAACCACAATTCGATAATTCATAGCTTTTAGGAGTTTATAAAAGCTAGAAAGATTTAAGCTCTCATTCTTAAAGCACTGATACAAAGCCTGTCTTGAAGTGAAGCCAGCTTCATTGGCAATATAAGCTGTTGTTATGCCATACTGCTTCATAAGTTCTTTAACTATCTCTACACCATTCGTTGAAACATTAAAAGGCTCTTTTTTTTCTGTCACTTTTTTGTATTTCCCCATTTCATGTCACCCTTTCTGATTATATTGTAAACAATTTTGTTTTGTTTGTCAATAGGGAATTTTATTTACTATCATTAGGGTCACTTTTTTATCAACACTTTTTTGTGTTAGTTTACAGCTTGTATAATTATCGTATTATCAAGTTTTACTATAAATTTCCGCCCCAATTCTAACACATTAAAGTGTCAAAACCGCTATCAAAAATGTACACTAAAACGTGTTTTAACGTACAAATTATACAAATTGGGCTGTTGACAACTATATACCAAGCGTCTATAATCTAAGACAGCAGAACACACGATGAATCAGCCAACAACGGCAGATTTATCCTTTGTGGCATAAAAAAAATAGGCCGTCAGCATACCGACCAAAGTAGCACTGACGACCTATTCCACCACAAAACAGAAGCTGCGCAACCAAGGGCGCAGTCTCGGTTTCTGTCAATTATTATAGCAGAAGCAAACGACTTCTGCAATAGAAAGGAGCAAAAAACATGAACTTTCCCACGACAACCGAAGAATTTCTGAAAACCATCGCCCACGGCAAAGAGCCGACCAGCGAGGACAGGGAGTACGCAGAAGCGCTTGGTAAGCTGTCCGAACTGAACTACCGGGCAGGGTACGAAGCGGGAGCATCCAAAAAGGATAGCTAAGTTTTGTGAAAAATGCAGAAAACGGGAAGATAGTACAGATAGCAGTACTACGGATAGTGTTTCATACCTTGACTTAGCACAAAACATAGTTATACTAATATCACCAACAATCGAAAGGGGGTGGGCTAATATGAGCAATCCTTATGCTGAGAGATACAATCGCACATTAACTATCAGCTTGACGGAACGCCAGTTCAATCACTTGCAAGATTACTGCATCAAGAACATGGTTTCCTTGTCTTCTGCGCTGCGAGAATCGTTCTTCTTGCTTCATCCGATGCTTAATGAAAAGAAATGATACGCTCGCTAAAGTTACCAGCCGCAGCAAGCGTATCATACACACTCAGAGAGTATAGACCCTCTTTGGGTTATTATACCAGAGATGGCCTACTCTCGCAAGATAGAAAGGTCAAATTTATATGAATAATAATCTCGAAACCATCCGAATCTTCTCCGAAGATGTTATCCCTGTGTACGACACCGACACTGGTGAAAAGGTTGTGCTGGGTCGGGAACTGCACGAGCGGCTCAAAATCAAGACCGCATACAAAGATTGGTTCCCTCGTATGTGCGAGTATGGTTTTGTTGACGGAAAAGACTATGGCTCATTTTTGAGCAATAGGTCTGATGGGCTTGCTGGAAAGCCCAGAACCGACCATATCATCACTTTGGACATGGCAAAGCACATTGCAATGATTCAGCGGACACCGCAGGGCATGGAGATTCGCCAGAAACTGATTGACCTTGAGAAGAACGTGTCCGTCAACCAATTCGCAGGGCTTTCTAAGGAACTGCAAGCAATCCTTGTGATTGACCAGCGCACCATGAAACAGGAGCAGCGCATTTCCGCTCTTGAGAACACTATGACTATCGATTACAACCAGCAGCGTGTGCTGAAGCGTGTTGTGAACACGGTAGTTATCAACGCTCTTGGTGGCATGGACAGCCCGGCCTACAAGAGCCGCAGCGTCTCTCAGAAGCTGTTCATGGAATGCAACCGAGACATTCAGGACTGGTTCAATGTGAACAGCAGAAACAACGTGCCGAAGAAGCGGTTTGATGAAGCTGTCGAGTACATCAAAAAGTGGAGACCGTGTGCGAACTCTGTTATGTTGGTTCAGGTCACGAACGGCCAGACCCAGATGCCCATGTGAAAGGAGAACAACTATGCTTACCGCAGATAAGATTCAGGATATGGGGGAATACCTCAACTACGCTTTCGAGACCATGCTAAAACTCTGGCGCACCGTTGACTACGGCGAGTGCGTCCACGAGCCTGTTATCGCTTGTGACGGAAAGGTTGTCGATAGCGGTCAGCTTTCCTTTGAACCGGACGAAAACGGCGAGATCGAGCCGGTTCTGCTCCGGGACAACAAGTGCATCATGCATGATGTGAAGTATTGGATGCCCTTGCCAAATGTTGAGTACCATCCTTATCACGATGAAATTGTGAAGTAAACATTTTACAAGAAAAGCCAGTGGTTAGAGAGCATCTAGCCGCTGGCTTTTTATGTTATGCGATTATTCCTCTACGAGGTCTGCGTACTTGACTTCAATACGAGGAAGTTCATCAGTGGTGCTGGTCAACGCTCTGGTGATTTTTTCAAGCCCGGTGAACTCACCGTAGACGTTGATAATATCATCGTCCAGAATCTTCACGGCATCGCCACCACGCTTATCCAACATATAATACTCGTCATCAGCATAGAATCCGTATCCGCTGTTGTCCGTGTAGGTTCTCCATGCTTTTTCGCTGCCGGAGAAGTTTGCGTCAATAATCTGCGAGACCTTTACCTTGACTACAATCTTAGTTCCTTCATACTTTTCAGGATAACGGCACAGTTCCTTATAGTCCACAGTCTGGCACTCTGCCTTGTAATCGTCCTCGCTGATTTCAGGCACAACAGATGCAACGGAAGAAGCGGTCGATTTACTTGCCTTAGATGTTGCTTTACTGCTGCTTGCAGAGCTGTCAGAGCTGCTACCAGAGCCGCCAATGGCAGACAGAACAATCAGTACGATAATAGCGATGAACCACCAGCGTTTGTAGATGGGCGGTTTATTCTTACCGCCACACTGAGGGCAGACCTTTGCACTTGCGGCAATCTCTGCACCACAGTGCTTGCACGTTGTCATTTTACTTTTAGCCATTGTAGATTCCTCCCTTTCAAGGCTTCTAAGGCAAGTATAGCACAGAACACAGACCCTTTGTAGGGGTCTTTTTATTTTTGCGGCGGAATTTTTGAGATTGTGCATAGAGAGCAAGATTAAGACTTGTGCAAATCACTTCACTTTCCTCATCGGTCTGCCATTAGGAAGCTGCGGTGACTTGATAGCCTGTTCCCATGTCATTCCTTTCTTCTTCACTCTATAAGTGACGGTAGGGACAAGCAGCCCGTATTGTTCACACCATTCTGACAAAAATTTTGTTTCTCCATCCATCGTAATTGTCATGCCGTGTTTTTTGTAAAATTCGGGTCTGTTGAACTCGCTTCGTGGACGCTGATTTGTCATCTGTTCTTTCATTGTCGCCCATCGACAGTTTTCGGGACAGTAATTACCGTCATTGTTAATTCGGTCAATGCTTAACTCGTCACTATATCCATGAGATAATGCCCAATCTTGAAATGCCTTGTAATCGTCAATCCATTCATCGCAAATAGAAATTCCTCTTGCACCATAATATTTATAAGCAATCGACTTGGGATTATAGCATCTCTGGTGCATACCATACCAAATATTAGCGATTCGATGATTTACGCATCCGTATATTTTTGATTCCATCTTTCTTGCAACGCAATTAACGCCGCAAGACTTTGCCGTGCCACCTGACAGCTCTACTGCCCGAACATTTTTGATGTTCCCGCAGTCGCACTTACAAGGGAATGTGCGGTTTTTCTTGTTATATGCGCCGATGATTTCAAGATGCCCAAATCTGCGACCAATCCAATCTTTGGAATCGTATTTTCCATGATTAAAATTGCAAGGGCATTTTTCGGCAATGCCATCAACTACTTTCTTCCCAGAGCGTTGCGACTTCTTGTGGCATCTAGTGCATTCACAAAGCCAACCATTTCCGCCTAAGATTTCAAGCACTTTCCAAGTGCCAAACACCTGTCCAATATATTTTTCGTCATGGTATGGGTACAGACGCGAATATGTTTTTTGAGCATCGGCTTCTTTTTGTTTTTTTCGGATTTTTTCACGTTCTTCTCTTGCGGCTGCGATTCTTGCGAGTTTGACCGCTTTGCGTTCTTCTTTCATACAAGCACAATGTCCAGAGTTTTTCCCAGTAACATAATCCTTGCCGTTACGGGTCGTTCTAATCGCCCCGCAATGAACGCATTTCAACGTCCATATTTGTTTTGCACTATTCCTCATATCATCTGCGGGCTGAACGTCAATAACTTCAAAATCTCCATACACTTTTCCGATTCTTTCTTTATAGAATCCATCGCACCATTTTTCAAGAGACCATTCAGATTTTTCCATGCAATCATCCTTATATCGTTATTTTCTGATTCTATTATACCACTTTTTTAGTAGAAGTACAATGTTTATTGCACTATATGTGGGGCTTCTTTTATGTGGCAAGGATGGATGAAGTGTTCACCCACCCCACCCCCGGCGCTCCCTGTATACCCCGCCGGTGTACCCCTGCCCACTCCATCGCACCCGGACGGGCTGCACATCACAGGCAGCAGGGCAAACCATGCCGGATGCAAGGCAGACCACACAAGGCAAGGAACACACGCCCGGACGCTGGACACGCTGCACCGGTCTGCACCCGATACCAGACAGGCCGCGCCTGGACGATCGGACAGGGTGCGGGGCGCTGGACTGCCTGCGCAACGTGTCCGATAGAGCACGCCCAAACGGACAAAATTATTGTAAACAAAAATATTTATTTTTTATGTGTAACCCCCTTGACAAAAGAAATAAAATTGTTTACAATATAGACAGTAAACAAACTTATTTACACCACCACAAAACAGGAGGACAAAAACCATGATGAACAATAAAGAGATCGAATACACCGCCCGCCCCATTCCGGGGGACTACGAAGGCCGCAGCCATCGCGCGTGTGTATGGTACAACAGAGCCCGCGCCGCGTTTGATCTTGCCACGCTTGACGCGCTAACAACTGCCGCAGATAAAGCCGCTGACCGCGTACCCACTAAAGCATACGAAAAAGCAAAAAAGCTTCTTGACAGCGTGCAGCGTTGGGGGCTTGCAGATGCAAGAGCGTGGGAGCTTGACAACGACAGCCGCTATTATAACTCCGCGTGGCTCAAAACCCGACAGGCTCAGCTTGCAAAACGGCGTGTAAAGCTCAACAAAGAACTTGCAGAATACGGCTTGCAAATTGACAGTTACGGCTTGTATCCTTGCATTAGAGAAATCACCAAGCCGGGCACAGATATGTACTTGCTTTACTGGTTTTAATGGGGGGTATAAAAATGAAAATGGAATTTCGGACTAAGACCAACGTAAACGGTCATTGCTACTATCTCAGAATTGACACCAACGACAAAACGGTTTCAACCGTCCCGGAACATTGGGTATCTAAGGACGTCCCCACGCTGGCAAAACGTGATTTAGACACGCTCAAGGCTCAGGCCATTACAGACGGATATACGGAGGTTTAAACCATGACAAGAACAGATGAAATCAACGCCGAAATCAGAAATCAGGCCGTGCGCCTGTATCCCAAGTGCGCTGGGCTGTTTGAGCTGCCGTTAATGGTATGCACTCAGATTGTAGCGGACAACTTGACCCGCTCCAAGCCGTACCGCTTGAGTGTTGAGCGTTGCAAAAAAATCATTCTGGCAATGCCGGAATTTGACTAACGGAGGGTTTGTAATATGATTACTTTGGACTTTACCCAGTGGGCAGCCCTCTGGTATGTGGGCGGCATGATCTCCGGCGCTCTGGTAATAATTGCATTTCTCAATAGCTAACAAGGAGGGCAAAACGATGAAATATCAAAAATATTTAGATTCTCTTTCCACCGAAAGAAAATATTGCTTGCTTGACCGTATGCGGATTGATTGCGAGTATTTTTTGGGATTCGGCGCACGGCATAAAAAATATTTGTGGGCTGAAAGCGTAAAAGAACAAATTGAAAGTATGCTTTACCTGTATGACAGCATCAAGCAAAAACCGGAATGGCTGACGCGTGAACAGATTTTGAATTATAAAAAGCTAATGGAGGACTAAAAAATGACCACGTTTGAAGAAAAAGTGAACGCATACCGCGAAAACAAGCGATTGATTGAAGAATTAGAAGCAATGAATGATGCCGTAAAGGCTGAAATCATCGACATGATGCACGGCGCACCCGAAATGGTGCAGGGCACTGCAAAGGCCATTTACAAGGACGTGCAAAGCGTCCGACTTGATAGCAAGCTTTTACAGGCAGCGCACCCGGATATTTACGCCGAGTGCAGCAAGCGCACCACATACAAGCGGTTTAGCGTGGTATAATGGAGGTTATAACATGATTATGCAAATTCGTTTTGCAGGCATCCGCCCGTCTTATACGTCCCATAACAACACGGTGCCGCACATTCTGCAAGAGTATCGGCAAATAGAGCCAAATCTTGCACATGATGCCGTTGTAACGTTTATAGCCGCCAATGGCTGCACAGTCAAACAAGACGCTGTGCGCAACTGGTACGTTTACACGGACAGCGCCCACGCTCCTAAAAAGTATAGCTATCTTGCATCTGCGCTCAAATATGCAGCCATTGGGGGGTGCAAGTTGTGATTCTGTCCTGTATCCTGTTTTTCTTCTGGTTTTTCTCTGCGCTGTTTAAGGCATCCAAGTGATACCGCCCGGACACTTTAGCGGGGCTGCACCGTAAAGCAACCCCGCCCCAGCCCAAAAGGACAAAAATATTTCTTGCAAGTCCTGTTTTTAGGGCTTGCGATATGCTATACTGTAAAAAAGGGTAAAAGCCCGGAAAAGAGGGAAAACCATGTTAAAAGACGTTTCTAGCAGTGCCGCCGCCCTGTATGATGGAGGATGGAAAAGCGCAGACGCTGACCAGCTCCGCGCAGAATACGACCTAACAGAGGATGAAGCGCAAGAGCTTTGCTCCGCCCTTGCAGACCTTGAAGAAAAAAATAAATAATCTCCACCCCGCCCACGTGGCGGGGCTTTTCTTTTGCCTTGCATCTGCTGAGGATGCAGGGCTTTTGTTTTGCCCGGCGGCGCATGAGCCACACACAAGCATTTATAGCGGCCTTTATCACGTCCATGCAAATTATACCGCCCACGCTACAAAACGGCGCACATGGCTTTACAGGCGCTTTTCCTGCAATTTGCCCCATTCTACCGCCGCAGATACCAGACCGACACAAGCGGATAAAATGCAGCTTACGCCACGTTGGAGCGTATCACAACGCCGTAACACCTCCAGCATATACCAGATACAAGCGCCACGCCGGACGCTGTACAGGTCAGCACAGCCGACTATTATAATAAGGTATATAAGAGTGCAAGGGTGCGCACACCGCAGACCATGCCAGCCCGGCGGCTTGCAATCTGGCACCGGTCAGCAGTCAGGGCGTACCCGGTCAGCCTAGCACCATTCACCCGGCGGGACAGTCCAGCAGCAGGGGCGCGGCGGGCGGCGCGGAACCATTGACGGCTACCGCCGCATCTCTTTTCGGGCTTTCGCCCGATAGCTAATAGAGGTCAGCAATAGTCGTAGCGTTCTGGCTGGAATAGTCGTAGTTTCTCCAATAAAATAGTCGTGGAATAGTCGTAAAGTCGTCAGACGACTAGCTTTTGAAAGTCCTATATATCGTATAGCAGCGAACTGTCCGCTGATAGTCGTAGAGTAATAGTCGTAGCGTTTTCTTGCGAACCATCGTCAAATAGTCGTGTATTTTTTGTGTGAAATAGTCGTTTGCCTTTTAGGAAAAGAGAGGTGCGATAGTCGCTAAGTCATCCGACCACTCCAAAAATCACCTCTCGTTCCAATTTCGCATAATTTATCCTTTCGCTAGTTATATCTATTTCGTATAATAACCGTACTTATTATAGTATACAGATATAGTTATCCCCGATAATCACTGATTATTTCGTATAATAACTCGTACCATCCGATTCGGTCTGTCCCTGCTCGATTTAATTCCCAGTAATTCGCTATGGTATTATATTCAATCCATAGTATTTCGCTATGAATAGTTAATGCAACATTTCTATATATCCAACCGACTGCAAAATGAAGTTAATTCTCCATGTGAAATAGTCGTAGACCATCCACCAGCCCGAATCTCACGCCAGTTCTCGCCTACGGTCTGCCCTGTTGGCTAACGGTGTAGCTTTCATCTTGGCGTGGGGACATGAAATAGCTTGTCTATTTCATGGAAGGGAGATAGAGAGATAGATAGATAATAATAGGGGGTTATAGGGGGGAAGAAGAAGGAAGGAAGAGAGGAAGATTGGTATGCGAACGCATCATGTGCATCCACTTGCATGCAAACGCATCACGCTTATAGTCGTAGCCATATTAGCCCAACCGCCACTTGATCGTGACGGTTTCTGCTCAAAATCAGACTTTGCCGTTTTCTCTAGATAAATAACGAACAAAAAAGCACGGAATAGTCGCAGAGGGTAGTTTTACCACCTGATACCATTCCATGCTTTCTGATACGTTTGTTGATTGGAGATTTCAGCGGAGATTAGATTCTACCATCCGCTTGCATCTTGCGCATACGCTCTGCGGCTGCTTCTTTCTGCTCGTCCGTCATAATCCTGCTGGTCGCAAACCGCACAAGACGCTTGGGCATCTCATACCACTTGCCGTCCTTGTCCTGCTTGACCAGCTTGTACGATGCAGGCTCACGCTCACACAGCTTGTCCAGCTTGCGCATATACACCGGGTCGGCGGTATAGACCGATGCAGTATCTTCCGCTGCATTGAAGTTGACGATGGTCTCTTGTTCCAGTCGAGTGATGTTCATAATCGTTTTCCTCCGTTTGTTGATTGATAAAAAATATTTATTGGGTTCAGACGGTAACTTTATCGTCCAAACCATGTTATCTGTTTTTCTTGCCTATTCTACTGGGACGATTTGAGCGCAGAAGCGATGTTACATCCACACACATTCTTTGAACTGCTGTGTTTCCATCTGGAACGTGATGTCCAGCACCCCCACGTTGCCCTCTTTGTTCTTCTCAAGCCCAAAGTGATAATGCTGTTCTGGTCGTTTTTTCGTGGTCACGTTCTGCGCCAGCAGGATGATAGCATCTGCGTCTTGTTCAATTTGCCCGCTTTCTCGCAGGTCTGCGGCAGTCGGTGGGATTCCCGCTCTTGCTGTCTCTCGATTAAGCTGTGCTAGGGCTACCACCAGCGTCCCTGTGGATTGTGCGAACTCATGCAGTGCCATGCTGATTTCTGTGACAGCACTGTATCGGTCTTTCGCTCCGGCTTGATGGATAAGTTGCAAATAGTCGATGAAAACCACTTTGGCTTGCATCCTAATGGATTGCGTTCTAATCCACCCAACGCTCTTACCAGCGGCAGAGCGGACAAACAGCGGATATTTCTTGATAGCTGCCAGTCGGTCAAGCTCGTCAATGCTGACGGTTTTGTTCTTGACCGTGTGCAGCGGTACGCCCAGCTGGTTTGCGATGATACGAGCATAGAGGGTATCCGGGTCAGTCTCTAGGCTGAAATACGCCACCTTGCGTCCGTTCTTGGCTATTTCACAGGCAAGTTGCAGGGACAGAGCAGTTTTACCAGCAGACGGTCTGCCGCCGATCACAACAAAGTTGCCAGGCACAAGATGCAAGTTGTTATCCAACACTCTAAGCCCTGTGCTGATATACTCCGGCTTATCATCCAGCTTGCGGATGTAATTGTCTATGCCGTCACACATCGGGATGAAATCGCTTCTCTCGTTGTGCAGGTTTATAGCTTCGCCTAGCTGCTCATAAATGCCTGTCAGGTCTGCATATCTGGTCGAGCCATCAACGATTTTGAATGCAATCTCTCTGGCTCTGGACAATGCCGCCTGTTCCTTGACGATTCCAGCCCATCCAAGCATCATGTCATGGGTGACGTTTCGGATGAACTCTGCGCCGAAGGCATCCAGACATTCACCCATTGCTTTCTTGCAGTTATCGTACCGCCCCATAACTTCTACCGGGTTCCATTTGTCGTTGTGTTCCCAATAGCCGCGAATGGCAGCGAATGTATCACGCAGTTCTAGGCAAAAATCGTCGATTTTAAGGTCTTGCAGCACATCGGCGTATTCCGAGAACGTGAGGACTGCCCCCAGCAGAATGTATTGGGTCTGATTTTCAATATTCACCGCAGAAAGTCTCCCTCGTCAGGCAATTCAGCCATTGTCTGCTGATAGCCACCGTTCCAGTCCTTCACGTTACGCATCCAGTTCCGTGCAGCAGCTTTCCAGTCCTTCATAGGCGATTTACCGACCTTCCAGCCATTTGCCGTGAAGTGATCAATGAACCGCTCCGCTTCCAGTCCGCCGTATCCCTTTTCGGCAAAGTAGGATTTCGCTTCTTCGACAGTCGGTGCTTTGAAGCGTTTTACTTCGTTGGCATTTTTCTTTTCACATTTTTCTTTTTTGTCAGATTCAGATACAGAATCAGATACAGATAAGGCATCGTTTGCATTCATTTGCATATTTTGCATACCAGTGTATGCGTTTGCATCATTAGTATGCGTTTGTATGCACTTGCATTTTTCATCGTTCCAACGCTTATTTGCGCTCCGTCTGTTTTTCTCGATTCGCTCCTGCCTTTTCTGCGCATTCATATCATCGAACGCCTTAACAACTTTCCAGAGCATCCGCATAGCACGGTCGTTGTCGTATGCTGGCTCAAGTCCAGTCTCAACATACTGTGCGTAGTTGCGGACGAATGCTCCAAATTCCTCGTCTGTCAGTTCGTCCATAGCATGAACGTGTTCCAGCAGAAGAATCATTGATGTTCTCGGCTTGTGTTCCTGCTCCATATTCAATCCTCTTTGTAGCGTTTGTTCCACGCTTCGATAGCATCCTCTGCCGTGTCAAATAGCACGCCACCCATGCTTTGATTGTCTCCATCCGTGCAAAGGATACATTTGCCCCATCCTTCGTGATGCAAGTCATAAGAAAGCCCGCTCCACGGGTCTTGTTCGTACTCGCATCCTAAGCGGCCATGAAAGTTTCCTTCATCATCGCACACGCCAATGTAAACTGCATTCTTACCGCAAAACGGGCATCTCTTAAGCTCTTCCATCTTTAATCCTCCTCAAAATAGGCACTCAGCGTCAGATTCACGCAGCCAGCCTTCGCCCGGAATGTTGACTATCTCATAATACTGCCGTGCAACGTAGATTGTTTTCTGCCCGTCCTCAGCGATCAGGCCGACAATCAGATAGTTACCAGCTGCCATAAAAAACCAAGGGTTGCTCTTGTAGGTCTCGCCCTTCATCCAGTTCTTCATTTTGTTCACGGCTTTTTCAATGTCCTTGTCGGGACAGTCTGGGTTGTCGTATGCAAAGAAATCTTCAGGAAATTTAAGCTTTTTCACTTTCTAAATCCCTCTCTCGTTCTCGTGATTCGCTTATGCGCCTTGACAGGTCTTGCGCCTTTGCCGTATGCCGGGCGAATATGCCTTGCCTTGATGTACCCACAAGGCGGTTTCGGCCCAAAATCAAAAAAGCTCAAGTCTATAATGATGATGCCAAACTTCTTGTTCGTCATGTTTACCGCTCCTTACGCATACCATTTCGGCGCTTCGTTGAAGATTTCCACGCCTTTTGCAAAACCCAGCTTTTCTAAGGTTTCACACATGATGCCGTCCATCATGCTGTGAACGATTTCTTCATCATCACCGTACTTTTTGTATGCTTCCTGCATTTCCTCCGTGAATGCGTCAACCATATCTTGCGTAACGACGACATTCTTTTCCATAAGCCCTCCTACACCATCGGAAACGCCATCCAATGCGTTACCGTCACATCTTTCGGCAATCTCTCGCCTATCTCATCCCAGAACTGACCGTCTGCGTAACAGCCCAGAAAATACGTTGTCGGCGAGATTCCTTGCAACATTTTTCCATCTTTATCACGCCACGTTGTCTTAGTCGCAAGCAACAAAGGCTGCGTCCGCTCTCGTGGCGGTTCGCTTGCTGGATGCCAAAGCGTGTTAGCCATTGTCCTTTACCTCGATAGTCGGCGCTGTGTCGATGTAATCAAGCACATCGTCTAACGACAAGTTTCCTACCGTTCCATTGGTATATTCCTGAATCCATATCTCGATGTTCAGACGCAGTGCATTAGCGTCAATCGGTCTGACTTCCATGTTCTCTCCCTTCAATCTCCTTACAAACCGCCTTGTAGAACGCATCCCACGTCTCATAGTCGCAGGAATCGCCGAAGTCAAAGTCTGTCCGCTTGCGCTCTGCAATGTCACGTTCAAAGCAATCAAGCGTCTTATCCGTCAGTTCCGGCAGGAGTTGGGTGATGTATCTGCAAACAAGGCTAGGCATATATGACCGTCTGCCCAAGCAATAGCGGACAGCACAGTTGCAGACCGCTCCAAAGTCATCATTGGTGGGGTCTATCAAACCTTTAGGTTCGTCATCTTGCAAGTCATATATGGTGCAGTCAAGAACGTCCGCAATTCTGAAAAGCCATCTCTCCTTGCATTTGCGCTTTCCGTTCTCAATAGCCGATACGAAAGCGGCTGTCACGCCGATTCTGTTCGCAAGGTCTTTCTGCTTGACGTGCAGTTCAGTCCTGCGCTTCCTGATTTTCTCTCCTGCTGTCATTTTTCTTCTCCCATTCCTTGCATCCACGTTCATCCCACACGAAGTCTGCAACGTGTTCTGACTGGTCATTCACGCACACGCCCTCCGGCTCTGCATACCATTTGCAAGAGCCACAGGACGGCTCAGATTTGTTCTTGCAGTATTCTGCTGTGCATCGGATAGCTTTGCCAGAAGAGAACTGCTTGATGCCCATGCAAGAGCAATGCTCGGTGGTGCAGTAAACATCCATTATCTCTCCCCTCTCTTTCTTTTTCTGTTGGCATTGAACCGTTTGATTACTCGCTTGTACTCCTCATAGCACTCCGGGCAAAGGTCGCCTGTGTCCCTGCGCCACGCCCAGTCCTTGAAGTATTCGTCAGGGTTCATCATCCTGCCGCCCAGAACCGCTCCGCAGCGGTCACATACTCGCTTGTGGTAGATTCCTCTGTCAGTCTGCATTAGATTCGCCTGCTTTCTTTTTAGATGCGCGTTTTTTCTTTGGGTTTTCAATCTGTTGCGGAATAGAATCAATCAGCTTCTTGAACTTCTGCATAGTTTGATATTCAGTCAAACCAAACATAAACTGCGCTAATTCTAACGGCGTTCCAACCTGTTCTGAACGGCCGTCAGGATATGTAATGATTTTCATTGCTCGTTCTCCCCAACGTCCTTAAACAGGATTTCTTTGTTGGCTTTCCAGTCTTTGATTTTGCACGGAATGTCTGTGCCGGGCACGGTCTTTTTCAGCCCATCCATCTGCCAGACGTTCCATGAGATAGTTTCCGCGATGCAGTCAAGGAAAATTGGCATGAAGCCGATTTCCAACTTTTCAGCATCAAACCGATACCTAAAATTTTCAATCAGGGTCAGGAACAGGTTGCACCGTGCCAGCAGGAGATTGTCTCCCTGCCACTCATAGCCGTATGTCGATGCGTAGGCGTTAATTGCCCAGCACATCCACATATCGTAGTCATGGAACTGCTCTGCCAGAACATTCAGCTTCCTATCCAGCAGACCGATTCTGTCCGGCACGGCAATCATCTGCCCTGTTGTGGTATCGTATCGGCTTGTGAGGAACGGTGCTTCTCCACAGGTGACTTCAAGGCAAGTCTTGTTGATGTACTCCTTCCAGCCCTCGCCTTTCAGGTCGTTTTCGGCAACGTCTGTCATCTTCTTGCAAACCCAAGTCGGCGTAAACACCTCTGCTTTCTTGCTGGTTCGCTTCTTCTGGTCTGCAAGCCGTTTCTGCACGCGAGGTACAAGCTGAACCTTATCCAACTGTTCCAGCGTGATTTCATCTGCAAAGCCCACGCCCAGTTCGGGCGGCGGGTCTGTCGCCCAGATGATGTTCTTTCCTGTCGTGTGGTCTTGCAAGAGGACAGGCAGGAACGTGCGTAGGCAGGGGTCGGATAAGTCAATCAACGTGGTCATGGGCGTATCCATTGGGGCTGTTTCATTCTTTGATTTCTTTCCCATTCCATTTCTCTCCAAAAGACTTTCATGCGCTTTTTCTGTTCGATTTGTGATAGCCGGAAGCCCTCTGACTGTCTGCATTTTGTGATGGCAACAATGCGGCTTGCATAGTGCTTCGGACAGCAACGCTTGCCGGGAATTGTCGGTTCATCACAATAGGCGCAAGTGCCAGATGTCCTTCTGTATTCCTTGCTGTTTCTCGCTCTCTTTTGAGCATCCTTTGTTCGGCACTCGATGCAAGAGCGATAGCCTTTTGACATCGGACGTTTCAGGCAAATGGTGCAAATTCCTTTCGCAGCCAGCCTTTTGCGCTTTTTACGTTGCCGCTCATTGCGTTTTTGCAGATACGCAGCTTTTGTTTCGCCCGAAAGGTTTTCGTATGCTTGCGTGTGCCTTTCGAGGTCTTTTGCCAAACACTCCGCACACGATACTCTGCCCGGCATTGCATCGTTCTGACCGCAATGGATGCAAATGTGATGTTCTTTATACATCTGCCGTAACGCTTTGCTGCTCATTTCACTATTACATGCTCCGTCACGTAATCGCCATAACAGTTGCACTTAAGCCATTTGTATTTTGACGAACCTTCCGCAAAATCGAACTTCCATTTTTGGATTCTTTTGATACGTCCACAAACCGTACATCGGACTTTGATTATTCGTTTTTCTTTGTAAGGCTCAAAGGATATTTTGGTGAGTTCGCATACAAGTTTTCCGTCTTCCGTAAAAAGAAATCCTTTCATTCCTCTTTTACCTCTCTGTACTCCACGTCAATCCCCTTAGGCAAAGCCGTCTGGTACTTCTGAGCCAATTGCTCTGCGCTCTGGGCATCACCCAACGGCTGTTCAGGCGGTGCAACGGTGACTTCTACGTTGTCACGCATACCAAAGTAGTTCTTGGCTCGGAAAATCCACTCTGCCGGGTTCTCCTGACCGTACATACCGTTGTATGCCCACATGGATTGCATTTGCAGAATCAGCTTGAGGATGTACTTCTGCTGCAAGCTATCATCACGGCGCTTGCCTGCCATAATCTGTTTCAGGCTTACCCATTCGATGCCAAGCACCAGTGCAATCCATTCCACCACAGGGGATATTCTGGCTTCGATGCAAGCGTCAAAGAAGAAGTCAAGTCGCTGCTGCACTTCAATTGGGTTGTTCATGTCCACGCTCGGAAGGTCGCCAAAATACTTGGCTGCAATCATGCCGATGACCTTCTTGTCCTCTTCATCACCGATTCTCGACTGCAAATCGCCTGTGTTCATCATCTTCGACCTCGTGATTGCCAACTCCTGTTGCTCTTTCACCTTTTTACTTACCTGTGAGCGGATAGATTTCCGCTTGTTAAGCATCTGTTGTTTCTTCTTCTCACGCTCTTTTTCACGCTTCGCAGCGGCTTCTTCTTTCGCCTTTTGCGCCCGCTTCTCACGCTTTTTCTTTTCAGCTTCGGTCAGCGGCGGTCTGCCACGACCACGCTTTGGGGGGGTTGCCAAGAGTTATCACCTCTTTTGCTCTTTTTCTACTCTTTCAAAGAAAAATTCGATTGACTTTTCGTTTTCAATTACATTTCCATAAGCTACGCCGATTTTATAAATGTAGTCGTTTCTTAGCTTGCGTGGAATTTCAGAAATGTATCGGCGGAACACTTCTAAGGAATTTGCACGTTTATAATGATTGCACATACGACAAGCGGGCATGAGATTTGAAACGTCATTGGCGTTTTTGTCTTTTGTTTCCCACGACCGTAATGGTTTGAAATGATCTACTTGCATATCCTTGTAAGAGATTTCTTTCCCGCAATAAGCACAGCGTCCGCCGTATTTTTGATATATAATTTCACGAATTTTTTTGTTAATTGACATTACATGCCTCCGACAAAAAAGTTTTGCAAAATACGCCTCGTTCACTCTTTAGCAAAATTTGTTCTGCCTGATTGAATACGTCATCTGGAACTGAAAGTTCAATGGTTCCATCGTTTTTCTTCGCAATCACGTTAATAATCAAAATATCCGGTTCTATATTTTTCATTTTTGGTTTGGGTGTTGCCATGTATCAGACCTCCTTGACAGGCTTCCAAACAGGGTATGCGCATGGATGCTTTGCAACTACATTCCACAACCACTTATATGGATAACCTACGCAATCGGACTTTGTAATTTGCCCAGCAATCGCCGTCACATAGCCGTTTTCATCTGCATCTTCTTTCTTGGGCGGCTTCTCAAATGTGCTTATCCACAAGCCCTCAAAGCCAATTTCGCTATAAGAACAGGTTTCAAAATAGTGCGTAGCCATTCCAAGTTCCTGCTCAATATCGCTAAGGATGCTCTTGTCATCCTCGTCTGCTTCGGTTTCGAGAACAAGGTAAATTCGCTTTTTCATACTCTTACCTCTTCATTTTCGTTTCGATGCCGTCTAGCTTACATGAAATCCACCAGACGGAACAACAGTTTTCAACCTGCCGCCACCAAGCACACTTCTCTTTCTCGCAGACGCACCGACCAAGCGGATTGCTGGTCATCTTCATCGGACAGTAAAGTTCGTTGTCCATCATTTCCACCCCATCACAACAGCCGTACAAACGGCCAGACACACGTTGACGAACAGCCAAACGAGCATTGCCTGTTGTTCTTCAAACAGGTTGTCTACCATGCCTTTGATTGTCCGTTCAGACTGAACTACCACCGCCAGCAGGACTAGGCAGACCAGCCAGCGAGTTGCAAATTCAAACATTGTTAGTTCCACCTTTCTCTCAGCTCTTTTTCGACCTGTTCTGACTTTGCGGTGATGTAATCTGCAAACTCGTCAGGGGTCATGTCCTCTTCTTTGAACTTGCCGACCATCTCCCAGTACCTGTCACCAATGCGGATGATTTTCTGCACCTATTCATCGGTCAGGTCTGCATCGCACCGAAGATTCTGAATCAGTGCGCCCCATGTTGTAGCGATGCCATCCAGAGCCATACGGAAGCCGTACAGCTGGTTCTGCCGTGCGATTTTGCGGAGCTTGGCTGACATCGCCTGTTTGCCAGACGATGGGTGGTTTCTGTGCTTATTCATCTGACTGCTCCTTGTCTTGAAGGCGATGGAGCCAACGGTAGTATTTTTCGCTTGCAATAATTCCAATTCGCTCATACGCTTTTCTGTCATCCGAAAAACCAAGAGCGGCCATGCACACCATAACGTCTGCGTATTCCTCTTCAAACGCCTTTCGGCATTCCTCAACGCTCTTCGGTGTCGGGTTCGTTCCATCCAGCGCACGGCGTAGCTTCAACGCAGCCTGTGCCAGTTCGGATGCCTCTTCTGCCAACTGAGCCAAGATTTCCGTCTTGGGCAGGATGTCTAAAACTTTTTTGCTCACTTCTGCTCTCCTTTCAGCCAATCGTTCAGCTTTGCCATGCAAGAGGGGCAAAGGCGATACTCGCAGTCATACGGGCCACCAATACCCCACACACGCATCTCAATGTCGGTGAAGTTGTTATATTCGTATAAAGGATACGTCTCCCCGCATCTATCGCACTTAAACTTCTCTTCCATGTTCTTTCTCCAATCTCTTTAGTAGTCCATCCACGTCATACCTCCAATGAACACGCAGCCTTTTTGCTTTGACCTCTATCCCCTCTTGCTCTGCCCACTGCCAAGGGATGCTCTTCCGGATCTCGTTGTAACGGAACGCCAGAACCTTGCTGGCAGGGATTGCAAAGGTGCGGTTAACCGCCCTGTAATTGACTATCACATGGGCGGTCTGACCGCTGTACCCCATTGCTTCCGCCATATCAGTGATGTGTTTTTCCTTTCTGTACTTGCACTTTGCCTTGTCGTACTTGCCGAATACCTTTTCAAGAGGGATAGAGGGTGTTTCGATGGTTTTCAGTTCAAACAGGTGGTTCATCGGGTATCGGTACACGAGGAAGTCGCAGATGTTGTCGATGGAAAAGGACAGGTTCTCGTTGCCACCGTAGTAGGTGGTAGCACTGTCTTTCAGGCGGTAGCACCACGCATCAGATGGGACGGATGCTTTGAAGTCTGCTTCAAACTGTTTGCCGGTGTTCATTCGTTGTCCTCGACCTTTTTAGCTTCTCTGATACGCAGTTTAGCAAGTTCGCTATTTGCATATCGCAGTTGCCAGCTACCAAACCAGCCTTTGTGAACAAGTTTTCCGGCGCAGTAAACAAACTCCTGCTTCATCAGGTCATCAAGTGAAATGATGTAACAGCCCGGTTTATACTTTCTTTTGTTCATTTTCGTTTTCCTTAGGAATTTTAGGAATCTGCATCCAGAACTTAACCGCTCCCCGCCTTTCTTCTTCGCCCCATCGGCCATTTCTAAACTCTCTTGCAGAAACGCAATTTTCAAAGCACCAGAAATCGTAGACGGTTAGATAAATTCCATCTTCGTCAGGTTGTTTATCTTTAACGCTTGTCCATGCAGTCGATGGGGCATTTTCAAGCTGTTCGGCAAGTGTCAAAACAAGGTCGGCAACGCAGTCAAAGGCAACGCCTTTATCATATTCAGAGTAAATTCCGCTGTTCATAAGCGCTTTAGCTTCGGCTTTTTTACTGTTCCCGCTTTTCTTCCACCCTTCAATAATCGGTTCTACGTCAACAAGTCTCATCCTCGTTCACCTCTAAATTCACTTCCGAGAAACCGTTTCTTTCCTTTTTCCCGGTGCTTGTCCTCATAATCACGGTGGTACACGCTCTGGCTGTGATTCAGCTCATACACGAAAGCCTTGCGTTCCTCGAAGTCTTTCTTCTCTGCCTTGTACTTATCGCAAGTGTCGTGACAGGCTTGGTGGCGTGATGTGCAGTTGAGACAACAGGTAATCATTCTATCAACCCCACTGTTCGGACATGGCTTTTGCCACGCCCGAAAAAGTCTTTGCACGGTTCCTTGCACGGTCAGTAGTAAACATTCCCTTGTGCTGTTCACCATGCTTGTGCGAGTAGGAGCCGGACGGGCACCATGTTGCCGTAGGCTCTACGACGTCTGTCGGGTGCAGCGGCGGTACACCGCGCTCCCACAGTAGCGTTTTCTTACTGTACGGATGTCCGTACTCGTAGGGCTGAATTGCCTGCGTAGGCTTTGGGTAATCAAAAATCTTGCTGGGGGTAGGATTCTCAATCACCACTTTTTCGCAATCAGCTGCCCACACGGCAAGAAAAAGCGCCTTGCCGCACAATCCCTCATAATACCGGGAAAGATTGAGCTTTCCTCCCTTGTACAGGTGTCTTGCTCCTGCGTTGCTCGTCTTTGTGCAGGGGACAAATGCGATAATCATATCCCAGCGGGGCATATCATGCGCGATTCCGTCCATGGTCACGACCTGCCCCCCCTCAATAGCCTTTAGGCAGTCACCAAGAATATGCCATTCTGGATGCCCGCCGGACGGCTCAATCAGGTCGCAGGAATAGGCTTCGTGACCTTTCGCCCGGAATGCTTTGCAGACTTCCTGCGATTCTTCACAGGCAACTAAAACTTTCATCTTTCCAAACGCCCGTCCAGCCAGATAGCGCAGCTCTTATATAAGGTAGGCGGTCGATGCCTTACAGGTCAAAATGGAAGGTCATCTGCGTTGCCCTCAATTACGGCAAAGTCGCCAGTATCAGGCGCAGAGCCAGACCCGCCAGCCAGTGTTTTCTTCGGTCTGACCTCATAGTCACCGGAACGAATCTTGTCCACGCTGGTAAAGCGGTCAACGACAAGCTTCGTCTTGACGTTACCATCGTTGCCCATGTACTCCTCCTCACGGAGAACCACGCCGACCAGCTTACCGCGCAGGGTCTTTTCATCGTTGTTGAACTTGTAACCGGGATTGGACTGCTCCACAGCGGTGATAAAGCCCTTGAAGAACGGTAGCGCCTTTTCCTTGTAGCTTTTGATGGTCTTGCCGCCCCATGCCCATTCGCCCGGATTCAGCTTGCCACGCTCGATAAGGGAAGCGGTCTGCTCACGCCAGTAGCCCTTGAACTCGCCCTCTGCGACTTCCCACTCGATGTTCAGACGCTCCTTTGCGGGTTCGTCCGTTGCCTTGCAGATACCGGCAACATAGCCGCCAACAGGCAGGTCACGGCGTTCGGTGGCTTCCTGTACGTCATTCCAGTTGATGTTCTTCATCTGTTACTCTCCTTTGTTTTCCGGCTGAACCGGAATGTTGTAATACTCACGGATGGTCTTATCTACGGCAGCGAGGTCGTTCTCGATCAGCGCATCGTTGAACATTCCAAGAGGGGTTTTTACGGTGTCCATCCCATCGTTGCGAGTGCTGAACAGGTATCGCCCATCCTGCACAACGGTTTTCAGAACGATGGTGAAGTACCCTTCCACGCAGACCTTCTCGTCCAGCAGCTTGCCGATGGTCTTGAACTTCTCGCCGCCGTCTCCGTCGCGTTCGCTGTGACCAAAGAAGTAAACCACCACATCGTCCGGCAGTTCCTTCGCCCGCATTAGCAAAGCGTTGAAGTTAGCTGCCATGTCGGTAAACTTCTGGTACCCGGCGACCTTTGCGTTCCGCATGAACTCGCCGGTCATAAGATAGGTAGCATCGTCAATGACGATGGACTTACGCTTGGTACTGTGGATTGCGGCATCAATCTTGCCGTAGTCGTTAGTGATATAGGTTTTCATGTTGCTACGGAACGGCAGCGGCTTGCCAAGCACGTTGATAACCGCAACCTGTTCCGGGTCAAAGTTCCGAAGCGAAGCGGATTTACCGCTGCCGGAGTGACCGTAGACCATTACTAATACTGCCATTTTTCTTCCCTTTCTTCGGCTTCATTAGGCTTCATTGTTCTCACTTTGGCTTAACACGGCTGTACAGAAATCAACCAGCCATCAGTTCTACCAACTGTGCACGGAGGTCTTTCAACTCCGCTTCCCTGTCGTCGATTTCAGACTGCAAGTCCTCGATTTCAGCCAGACGGTCAGCTTCTTTGGCTTCTGCTTCCTGCTCACGGGTTAGGAAATACACGCCATCCTCCGGCTCGGTCACGCCACCGAATCTGTCAAGGTTAATCATCTTTTGGTCTCCCTCTCTTGCGTTCCTCTTTGATTTGTAACGCACTGTACCACTGGTCTTTGTCAATCTCGATGGTAGACCACCGGTGGTTACAGGCAATGCACTTCTTGCGGCGAACAATACTGTCATGGTCTGACCGGCTGTCAATCGTTGTAATGTTGTCGCTACCGCACACTGGGCATTTCACCGTACATTCCTCCACTTGTTAGTATGAGCGGGAATGTGGTTCAGCTTCCCCATCCGTTCGTTATCTTCATGCTCTTTTTCCGCGCTCACTCCAAGCGCGCACAAAACCAGAGCGGTAGCTAGTAACATCAGTGAAACAAATGCCCATCCAAGCATCTGTACTGTAGTCTCGCAGCCATTTATTGTATCGCCACAGCTAACGGCTACGATTGCGGCGACAATACCAAGTATGGTAAGCACGTTTCCTTTTACGGTTTTCATTTTTTCCCTTCTTTCAGAATGATATCGAATAAAAATGGTTTGCTTGCATCGATCACGATTATTGCATTTAGCACTTTGGCTATTTTTGCAAGCGTATCAGCCTTAACGCCCGTTTTGTACGGCGCTTTATTCGGACTTGTTATGTTGTATATCGTTGGGGCCGACACGCCGCTTTTACGGATAAGCTCCGACGCCTTCATATCACGTTCTTCAAGGGCGGCTTCCAGTGTCATGCCTTTTCCTCTGTGTTCTTTGGTTCTCTGCGGCTGAAAATCCAACCAGTTGTCATCAAAGCGCCAGCACCTATGATGTACCATGTCGCCTTAGCTCCGACCAAAAGCTCGATGTGATGCACCAGCCAGAAGTTCAGCAGAAACACTGCGAGAATAAACGCTAAGACAATGCCCCAGATCAGGGCGATTTCTACAAATACTTTCATCTTTATCCTTTCTTCGAATGCGTTTCAGCCGTTCCTTTTCACGGCTGTGCCAGCGGATTTCCCGCTGGCCGTAGTATTTACCATTCATAAGTCAGCTCCCCTGTTGCAAGCATCTGTGACACCTCACCGTAATGCTTGCCCATTTTATCAGCAAGTGCTTGAACTTGTCCTATGGATGGAATCTTTTTTTCTTCCAATGCTTTCTTATTCAGATTTCGTTCTTTTCGTATTTTTTGATGTTCTGCAATGCTTGTAAAAGAAGCTTCTTTTGCGCATTCTTTATGATACTTTTGAGCCGCAGACGTTTTAATCATTGGCTCTCCGCACCATTGGCACACGGCTTTTACTGGAGTGAACCCACGTCCTGAACTCAATGCTTTACGTCTCGCGCGCTTTTGTTCGCACGAGGCATCCCTTTTACATTGTGTGCAATATTTTTTGCGTGGGTTTACCCTACCCAAAAAAACTCCGCAGCGCTCGCAATATTTAATCTCCATCTTCATTCGGTTTACCCGCTTTTTTTGGCTTCCCGATTGTGCCGTTCAAAGCACTGGTTGATGGATTTCTCCATCCATAGCACCTTGTTAGCATCGTTTCTGGATACGCCAGCAGCCATTGCAAGCTTTAGCCTGCGCTTACGGCTTTGCGCTTTACGAAATTTCATCACCAGCACTCACCAGCCTTATCTATGATGAACTTCGGGACTTCCTTTCCTGTGGCAATGCACAGCGCAACTAGCTTTTCGACCCAGATGTCAAACAGGCTTTCTTTTGGCATATAGCACTGGCCAACGCAAGGCTCCTTAAAACTTTTCCAGATCGTCAGGCCGACAGCGCCATCCGTGACCGTCCATATCATACTGTAGCCTTCATTGCACAGGTTGTACAAAATGTCTCGTGCTCTGCTTTTGGCTTCGTTGATTTCAAAGGCATCCCAACGCTTTTTGCTTTCCTCGTAGGCCTTGATCGCATCGTCAATGGCGTGGTGCGCTTCTTCCGGGTGCTCAAGGTCAACTTCAACCTTTAAAGTGATAAACCGCCTCATGTTCAGTCCTCCTTCTGCTCGATTTCAAGAATCTTGCAGATGCTCTGGATAATCTTCTCCGGCTTTCGCTCGCCACGAAGAATCTTGTAGAGGTACGAATCGTCAAGGAACAATCCAGTATCGCTTTGAACCGCCTGAATCAGCTCCGTTTGCTTCATACCTCGCTGCAACAGCTTCATCTTCACTTCCAGCTCAAAGCCAGAACGGAAGTTTTCTTTCAAAATTCCACCTCCATTTGCTAAAATCTATTGACAAGTACGGAAAACTGTACTAATATAAGGGTGTAAAGAGTTTATACCGTACAGTGTTCTGTACTGCCCATGTCTGTATTATAGTACAGACTTCTGTACAAGTCAACTCTTTTGTACAAAATTCTGTGCATTTGTATACTTGCACAAATATGGGAGTGTTCTTATGTCGGACTTGTACAGCAACATCCATACACTCTGTGAAAAAGAGGGCATTAAAGACGGAACCCTTTGTAGCAACATTGGGATTCGCCGCAGTTTTCTTTCCGAATTGAAAGCTGGAAGAACCAAGAGCCTGTCCGCAGAGGTTCTTTCTAAGATTGCAACTTATTTCAACGTATCAGTTGACTACCTTCTTACTGGCAACCAAAAAGAAAACCCGCCCCAGCAGCCGCAAAGAGAAGTCGATGCAGCAGTGGAGCGGATTAGAAAAAAACTTGAATCTATGCCGAAGGAGCAGCGTGAAGCTCTGATGAACCTGATCGAGAAGATGTAACGTTCATGCCCGGTAAAATAAAAGAACCCCTTGTGCCGGGCTGGTGTAGCTCTGCGCAAGGGGTTTTCTGTTATTCCAAGTCTAGGGCTTGCTCCGCTGCCGGAATTTTTTCAGGATGTTCCAGCAACCATGCAATAAATCGGTCAATCTTGGCTCTTTCCTGTTCACTCATTGTGGCGTATCCTCCTGATCGGTAAGTGCAGATGTTCATTTGATATGATTATACATCTTCTAGTTGTCAAGTCAATGCATTTTGAACAACTTCGTAAAAATCGAACATTTTCTTCACATCCATTACTTTGCGTCGGGGAAGCCGCGAGTGTTCAAGTCAAAAGGGACAGCGCCTATCCATCTTTCCTCCAATCACAGCTCTACGAGCTGTCCATCAATGCGTTCGATGCTGTCTGCCGGGTCGCGCCCATCGTCCAAGGCGGCTACAGCGCGTTCCAGGATGCCTTTTGCTTCGAGGTAAGCATCTTTATCAGCTTCGTATCCAGAAAGGCTCAAGACAAGCTCTAGCGTCCGTCTGCGAGCGTATGGAATAATCAGAGCATCTACGGTTTGGTTCATTAGCTTTCCTCCCACGGTTCAGGTGTGTGCGGCTGCCCATCGGGAACGCTTGCAGGCATTCCGTCGATGATCGGCATACGTTCATGGTTCCAGATTACAGTTTCTTTCATTTTTGTTCCACTCCTCTTTGGAATTTTTTGACAATACAGTTATAACATAGGCTGCTGTTGGTTCTCCATAGCAGCTTTTTCCATTTTTTGGCTTGTCGAACCCGGCAGGTTTGCCGGATTTTGTTGAAAGGGTGAGAATTTATGGATGAATATTTAGTAAGAACAGCCAAAGCATTAGAGATAGCTCGAATGCGTTCCGGCTTGAGCCAGCAGAAATTGGCGGCAAAAATGGGCGTGAATCGTGGTACGGTAGCGAATTGGGAGCAAGGTCTGGCAGCAATCTCCCTGCCGATGGCTATGCGCTGGTTCACCTGCTGCGGCGTATCGGTGGCTCGATACATGGACGCTTGCATTCACCCAGGGCTGCTGGAACACCTTGAAGATGACCTTTCCGATTTGGAGAAACGGCGAATTCTCATAGATGCCATGATGGAGTGTTCCTCCTATGAGATAGATGCCTTGCTATACATCCGGTACGGAGATCACGGCTCAGACCATATCGGTGTTCTGACGGAGATTCTGGCAAACCTCCACACGCCGTTGAAGGACAGGGTCGCTGTCTGCCGGATGGTGTCTGGTAGCTATGAAATAGCGCAGGCTACCGGAACAGACCCAGACCCGAACGGAACCGCCCCAAAGATGGAGATTCTCTATCAGGCACAGGACGCCGGAACAGAAGCTGCTATGAAGTCCAACGATTTCTATACCGTGAATCCAAATAATATAACTGGTTGATTGTCGAATTATCGTTGTTTATGATGAACATCTTGTACACGTTCATCCACTTTTTGTACACGTTTCATGCAGATTAGGTATACCTTTATCTTGTCATTCCGTCCCCCATAGGTTGCAAATCGACAATGTTTGCGCGGAATAAATAACGGATTTACGTTAATTTGTTGTTTGCGATTGAGTAACTCGTCAATCCGTCCCCCATCGTGCAGATTAGGTATACCTTTCCATCCACTTTTTGTACACCTATCCACAATCCGTCCACGTTTGGCATGGCTAATGGAAGGTCGCTTCACCACCGGTACAGTCTTATTCAGCAAGTGACGGCTTGAGTTATCCACAAACTGGAATGGAAAAATAAAGAAATTGTTGAAAATTATCGTCATCGACTATTTAACGATGATATTTAACCTCTTGTTTATTTCTTGTTTAATATATAATATGTATACGGGGGACGAAATGACAAAGCATGGGGGACGTTTTGACAAGTCACGGGGGACAAAATGACGAGGACATGGGGGACAAAAAGACAAGCCATGGGGGACAAAAAGACAAGCCATGGGGGACAAAAATCATTGACACGTCCCCCAACTTGTGATATACTGTTTTCAGACCATTAAAGGAAGTGAGCAGATGCCGAAAATATCAGACAACAACCTTGTCGAAAAGAGCAAGTCCCTTGTGTGGGCAAAGTTCAGGGACTACACAGCAGGAGAACTTCGTCTGCTAGAGGTTTACCTATCAAGAATTAACCCAAGAGACCCAAGTAGCAGCCGTGTAGAGTTTACTCTTGCTGAATACAGAGAACTGCTTGGGCTGAAAAGCCTTGACGCTCGAAGGATTGAGCCGCAGATCAAGCACTTTCTTGGCAATACGGTGTCGATTCCAATTGACAAGGAGAAAGGAACATTTGAAAGCTTTGTCTTGTTTACAAGGGCAAAACTGGACTATGTACCAGAAACAAGGTCTTACGTCGTGGCAATCACCTGCAACCCAGACCTTCGCTCCATCTTTTTTGATATTGCTGAAAGCGGATATGTTCGGTATCGACTGCGTTACACTTCACGAATGAAGTCACAGTACAGCATTTTGCTCTATTCAATTCTTCGAGACTGGTTGAATATGGACAACAAGCCGCATGAAATCAGTCTGAAGAAGTTGAGAGAGCAGCTCGGCGCGATGGAAGCCAGCTACGATGTTTATAAGAACCTTCGCAAACGAGTGCTTGACGTTGCGGTAGATGAGATCAATGCCGTGTCTGACATTGTTGTGACCTACGAACCAGTCCTTGTGGCACGAAAGGCTGTGGCAGTCAAGTTTAAGCCCAAAATTAAAGCGTTTGAGAAGCTGATTGAAGCGAAGGCAAGTGAAGTGCTGGCCGAACCTCAAAAAGCCGTGAGGAAGCCCCGCAAAAGCGGATATGAGGATTTCGACTGGTCTGTGTGTGACGAACTGGAAAAGCAGGACTGCATTGACGTGGCGAAGGTGGTTGAGAAGTGGATGAAGAAAGAGCATCCAGAAATCAAGCTGCCGAGACGCAGAGAAGCGGTCTACGACACGGTGAAGGCTGCGTATAAGGACATTTTGTCTTTGGATAGGTCTCCGTTCCCAGACAGGCCTGTTGGGTATCTGATTAGAAGCGTGGATAAGGCAGGTATCGTAGATAGGTATATGCCAGCGTTCTATTCCATTGAAGCCTTGCAAGAGTAGCCAGAATGAGCAGATGATGCAGAAAGGAGAAAGAATGGGATGGATTAGTGTGAAAGATGAGTTGCCAAATTACAGGGAAAATGTAATTGTTTTCACGGAAAAGCATATTGACGTTGGGCATTTGGCAAGAGGAAGATATGGTTCTTTGTGGTGGGAAAGGGATTCTGTTGATGTATGGAAGGACAACGAAGTTCTAAGAGATGTAACCCATTGGATGCCACTTCCTGATGAACCCGAAGAATAAAGAAAGAGTGATAAAATGGCAAAAATTATAGCGGTCGCCAACCAGAAGGGCGGCACAGGAAAGACCACAACAAGCACCTGTCTGGCTGGTGCGTTACAGTCGCTCAGCAAGAAAGTCCTGCTGGTGGACTGCGATGCCCAGTGCAACGCAACGGACACTTACGGCGCACAGACAGAGGATGTATGCACCCTGTTTGATGTGATGACCCGGCAAGGTACGGTCGAAGAAGGAATCCAGCATTGTGAAGCTGGTGACATTCTTCCGTCCGACAGCGCATTGAAGGATATTGACGAGCAGCTTGTGCGAGACATGGGCAAGAACTTCCGGCTGCGAGAAGCACTTGAAAGCGTGTCTGGGCGGTACGATTACATTGTGCTGGACACTCCCCCGCAGCTTGGTCTTGCGCTTGTGAACGCCCTGATCGCCGCCAACAGCATTATCGTGCCCATCACAGCAGACCGTTACGCACTGGCTGGTTTGAGCCAGCTTTCACAGACCATCGGCGATGTTCGCAGATACTTCAATCCGACTTTGAAGATTGAAGGACTGCTCTTGAATCAGTACAAGAGCCGTGAGAATCTGTCCAAAGAGGTCGTGGAGCAGCTTCCTGTGATTGCACAGAGCATGGGGACAACCCTGCTAGACGTGAAGATTAGACCGTCTATGGGCGTTCGTAAGGCACAGGCAGAGCGGCATAGCCTGTTTAGCGGTGACACGGCAAAGAGCACCAGCGCAGAGGATTTCAAGGCGTTAGCGCAGATGATTGTGGAGGGTGATAAAAATGGTTGAGTACATAGAGCGGCGAGTTCTTATGGAAAAGTTCAAGAAATCATATTGTAAAGATTGCCAAAACTACAATGGGGTTCGATGCGGTGCTTGTTGTAATGCCATTGACATCTTAAAAAGCATTCCTTCTGTTGCCATTAAGAATCTTCATCCGATGGCTGAATGGATTGTACAGGACGATACGTTTACAAGGTTCGAGTGTAGCAGATGCCACACAAGAAATCATCATACACGTTGGAACTACTGCCCGAACTGTGGAGCACGGATGGAGGAAGCAGAATGAAGTCAACCAGCAAAAAATCCTCCGGCTTGCTTGGCGGGTTTGATTTCCAGCCTATTTTTTCGGAGCAGGCATTAAGCCGAAGTGAGCCAAAGGAAGAAGAAGTAAGCCAAACAAAGCCGAACGAAGCCGAACAAGCACAGATTAAGCCCAGTGAAGCCACAGACAGCCATGCACAGCCTAATGAAGCATGGTTAAGCAATATTAAGCCGAAGCAAGCCAAAGACAGCGAAACACAGCCGAACAACGCCGTAGTAAGCGAAAGTAAGCCAAAGAAGCTGAAACAGGCGAAGGAAGTTCAACGTCTTATCGAACAAGGCGATGTTCCCGGCGCACTAGCTGAAGCTGGCTTGACAAAGAAAAAAATCCCGATGCCGGAATCGCATCAAGGCGTTGCAAGTGGCGATGGAAAGCGTTCAAAGCGCATTACCATCCTTATGAGCGAGGAAGAACGAAAGTACATCAACCGTGAAGCAAGGCGGCACGGAATGACGATTGGGCAGTTCGTGTACGCTCTTGCGGTTGCGGCGGCAGAAGGAAAGATTGAATTGGAGGATTTCTTAGATGAATGACGTATGGATTGACATTGGGCAGAAATATGAAGCAATGGCAAATATGGGATGCAAGCCTTATGGCTTCAAGCGGGTTCCATCAAATTTTGTGTTTGACGAAGACAAGTCGGTAAAGTGGAACAAAGAGCAAGCGCAAAAGAATAACGATGATTACGACAATGAAGTTAAGCGGCTGAATCAAGAGAAAATGAAGCGTAGGGATGAAATCTACGCAGAGATTTATAAGACAATTCAAGAAGAAGTCGGTTTTGGGATTTCAGAAAAGAAAGCGGAAAAAATTTGGGAGTACGCTTACAATAGAGGGCATTCAGCAGGATGGTATGAAATAATTGTTAATTTGGAAGAAATTGAAGAATTTGCAAAGTTCGTATTGGATGAAAAGAACTGAGTTGGAGGATTTATTGGATGAACGATAGTGAACGGAGCCTTATTCGATTTGTTTGCGATGGCGATATGCGAAACGCGCAAAAAGCCGTTAAAATCATTTTGAATTCTATATCATCCAAAAAAGATGAGCAGTTCAAAGAAAATATGTTTCGCAAGTTGGAAAGTAAAAGAGAATTTATTGAATTGCCATATAACTTACAGCATCTTTTGATTGCAGAGGATACAGAAGAATTTCAAGAAGCAAGATTTCTTCTTAGAAACGAAGAAAAAAGTATAACGCAGAAAATCGTTGCTATTTATCGAGCATCTGAAAAATTGAACGAGATGGGCATTCCTTATTTGCCAGCATTGATGCTTTATGGGCAAAGCGGATGCGGAAAAACCATGCTGGCTAGGTATATCGCGCATAAAGTAAAACTTCCGTTTTTGAGGATTCAATTTTCAAGTCTAGTTGATTCGCACTTAGGGCAAACACAATCTAACCTTGCAAGAATTTTTGATTATGTGAGAACAGCTCCTTGCGTTCTTTGTTTTGATGAAATAGATGCGGTCGGAATGGCTCGTGGGCAAAAAGATGACGTCGGGGAAATGAACCGTGTGGTTATTGCGATTATGCAGGAAATGGATAGATTGCCGAGCAACGTGATTATTATCGGAACGACAAACCGATATGATAGGCTTGACCCTGCACTTATAAGAAGATTTCCGTTGCAATACGAATTAAAGCCGTTGTGTCGTGCGGATGCAGAAATACTTTCTAAAAGGTTCTTTGAATATGCAGGAGCACAATATGAAAACATAGCTTATGAAGATCACGTCCCCGCATCTACGGTTATCAAAGAATGTACAGAACGAATTGTAAATCAAGTTCTGAATCAAGAGGACTTCTTGGAGGATTGACGATAAAAGTTAAGATTTAAGAGGATTGTTATGGAAAAGAAAATGTGCAAACCGAACGCAAATAAAGGAAAGACGGCAGAATATATTGCCGCAAAGAACATTCATGGTGTGGAAGTAGGAGTAAAATGCAGTCTCTGCGGATATATTTCGTCCACAAAAGAAGAAAAAGAATGTCGCTGGTGTAAAGCCACAATGACAAATGCCGATAGAAGCTGAGATTTAAGGTAATGTAATTATGAATAGCGTACTTATTGATCGGAAAGTAGCAAAGAAAATCGGGTCTATTTTTGAGCATCCGAATGAGATATATTCAGTATATTTAAAGTCTGGTGATGCTGTCTGGCTATATGGTAAAGTTGAATTGTATGAATTTTTGCGTAGCCTATAAAAATTAAAACAGAAGAACCCCTGTGTAGTTGTAATGACCGCACAGGGGAGAAAGGAAACGACATGAACAAGAAACCGATTGATAAAGAAAAGAAATCAAACATCAAATGCGAACATTGCGAATATTGGACAGGGCTATTGTGGAACGAAGCAAGATGTAAACTGAACAGCCAGCCGAAACAATATTATCAAAGATGCAAAAACTTTTCGTGGAAAGAAACTTTGCTTTATAAATGAGAACCCCCCTGCACGGAATTATAACCGTGTAGGGGGGGTGCTTTACTTATCAGCAATGCAATCCCAGTAGAGATACGCCTTGCCATCTGCGGCATCTGTGTCCTCAAGGAACGCCTTTGCCATGTCAGCGTAGAAGCCCGGAGTGTCAACGGACTGACGCTTTGCGACCTGACAATAATCCGAGTACATCATGTTCATGACAGCCCAGAAATCGTTTGGGTCACAGTTGATATTGCGCTGCTTGGCCACGTCCTGCGTCTGTTCCAGCGTCCAGTGACAACCCTTCGTGCCGTCAGCGTTCACCATGCTGTCGCACCATTCTTCCGCTTCATCGTGGGTGAGGTGCTGGCGGGGCATCTTGATGGAGCGGCTGTCTGCGCCGCCACGTTCATACTGGCCAGACCGCTTATCCCAGTCGCCGTTCTGCGAGAAGCCGATTTGCGGCATTCTGCGGCCATTCTCTACGTCAGGGTAGCGGGGGATAGGGTAGGGGTCGATGTAGCGGTTTTCCTCCTGCGGATAGTAGGGATAGCGGTCGTTGCCACCTTCCAGCTTACGCAGACGGCGTTCCATCTCACGCTCCCTGCGGTCACGCTCTTCCTCAAGGCGGTCACGTTCCGGCTCACGATTTTTGTCGTGTTCACGGAGCATCATCATGCGGCGAAAATTAGTCTTGCCCATAATCTATACCTCCTTAGGAAATGGACGCGGGCGCACCAGCGTGGGAACGGCAGAAGCAGCCAAGATACTTGAACGTGCCGGTGCCGGTCGCAGACGTTGCAACGCGGGTAGCGTAGCGGGTGCGAGTGTGGATGCTCTCGGCGGTTGCCTGAGCGCAGTTGCAGTCGGTCAGAGGGTATGCGGTCGTCCCTGCACCGATGGTGATAACCACAGGGGCGTTGATGGTGGTCGTGTCCGGTATGCTCTGGGCAACCACAATGCAATACTTCTCTCCGTTCTGGTATGCACCAGCAGGGATGTTGATAGTCAGCGTATCGTTGGCGAAAGTGACCGCCTGACTGATGACCAAGTGCGGGCAGAGTTTGCAGCTTGTTTTGCAAGCCATAATGTTTTCCTCCTAAAAAATCAGGGGCAGAGGTGTATCACCCCTGCCCCGATGGTTCACCCGGTGTTATCGGGGAGTATGTAGGTTAGCAGCAGCCGCAGCAGTTCACGCCCACGTTAGGGTTTGCCACCTGATAAGCGGGAATCGGACGAGGATTGACCCGATTCAGGATGGTATCAGTCTGCTGGGACATCACGGTGGTCAGAAGCGCATTCTGCCGATCCTGAGAAGCGGCAAACTTGAGGTTCTGGTTCTCAGCGGTCAGAGTTGCGATCTTGTCCTGCGTGAAGTAGTCCATCATGCTGCGGAAGTTGGCGTTGCAGTTGTCCACGATGGCGCGGGCATTGTCTGCGATGGCCTGCCGGGTAGCGCAGTCCTGCTGTGCGATGGTGTACTTCAGGTCGCCGATCAGCTGCTTGTTCTCGCAGCAGCAAGATGCCAGCTGCGTAGCAAGAGCGGTCTGACCCGCCTGCCGTGCGTTGCCCTCCTGCATGATGGCAAGGCTGATAGCGTTGTCACCGTTGGACACGCTGCGTTCCAGACCGTTCACGAGCTGTGCGTTCTGGTAGCCAAGCTGACAGATGGCACTGTTCACACCAGCAAAGCCGTTCGCGATGTTGGCGTTGAGGCCGTTGATCTGCGCCAGCTGGTCATACCCCAGAGAGCAGATACCGCTCTGGATGCCCGCCAGAGAGCGGGAAGTATCCTGCTGGTAAAAGCCCTCAGACAGAGCCGCGCGGGTGTCTGCACCGCCTTGACCGGTTGCGCCAGTGCCGACCAGATAGGGGATGTAGGCGTTCATGCCGTTGTCACCACCGTTCCGGCCATAGCCGTTTGTGCCCCAGCCGAAAATGATGGCGAGGATAATAACCGCCCACAGACCTTCGTTGCCGAAGAATCCGCCGTTGTTATTGCCACCGTCCTGCCCAGCCAGATAGCCAGTTGCAAAATCGTCCATAACAAAACTCCTTTCAGTTTTGCGTATGCTATCCCACCGCCGTATGCGATGGGCGAAGCCAAACAAAAGCGGTTTTTGTCAAGTCCGCAAAACTGAGAAGCGTTTCGCTTAGAGGAATGCTTATTTTAGGATCGTTAAGTCAGCTTGGAGGGTTGTCTTTTTTATCTTTTGGGTCATCCCACTTTTTGCTGGCAGCCCCAAAAATAAAGCCGAGCATTAAAGGAACCCATATTTTGTCATCGCCGCACAGATTGTTGATGTCAAAATCTTTTTCGGAATGGCTGTTTTCAAAATCATCCATTGCAAAGTCTCCTCACTTCGGAAGCGTCAAATTCAGGGCGCTTGCCAGCTGGTTTAGGTCGATGCCGCGCTCTTTGGCGAGGTTCTGCGCCATCGTTCGGAGCTGTGCTTCGTTTTTGCCCTGAATCAGGTTCAAGCCCTGCATGATAGGAGCATTCTGCCCGCTTAACTGCTGGATAAGCCCCATTGGGTTTTGTCCGGCGCGAGCCAGATTTGCCAGCTGCATGATGGGGCTGTGAGTAATCATATCAAACGGAGAGGGCATCACTTATTCTCCTTTCTTCGCTGCGGCAGTGGGCTTCGAAAAGCTCTTCTGCCACTTTTCCAGTTCATCCAGCCGATGGACAAGGGCGTTGTACTGCTCAATAGGCACATACTGCTGTGTCGGTGCAGCGGTCTGCTGTGCCTGTTGTGCTTGCATCTGCCGCCATGCTTCCGGGCTGTAAAACTCTAACACGTCAGATTCACAAGTGTTTGGATTCAAACGTTTGCAGTAGATGACGCCACTACGCAAATCCGGGCAATACGTCCATCTTCCGTACAGATCAGACGGTATCGCCAGAAATTCTTCCCTGCTGGAAACAGGTCTGCCAAGCAACCAGCCGCCGTCCTGTGCCGACTGCTGAACAGGCTGCTGCCCATTCATCGGCTGCGGACGCTGCAATTGTGCCTGTTGCATCTGCGTATTTGGCAGGGGAGTGGCGAGCCCAACTGTACCCATGCCGCCGTAAGGATTGACGGGCTGCTGCGGAACGTAAGGCGTTCCGGGTGTTGGATAATAGCTCATAATACATCCCTCCTTGTGCTCCTAGTGTACCGCATCAGCAAAAAACGAAGGACAAAGAACGCACAACGAAGGACAAAAAAGAAAAGCGCCCACACGGCACAAAGCCGCATGAGCGCTTGAAGAATGCTTATCGAAGTATCAAATACCCTAAGAACAAAATAATGCCCGCATTACGAATGCAATCCTTTTGTGCGTGTTCAACTTTTGGAGAGAGAACAAAACCAATATTGATGGCTTGCAAAATAATTCCGAACAGCCCAAATGTCATTGCAACAAGTCGCATTATTCCGTTCCTTTCTGAAAAATCAAGAGCGGAACCGCCCACAAGCAATGCCGCTCTCTACAAAGGCCGTAGCCTTTCAAGTCTAAAGGCGTCTCCCGCATGGTACGCACTGCAAGTAGGCGGGCGAGAGACTGTATCAACTAAAAATGCCTACTTCTGCTATCGCAATTTTGATGTATGCGCACTATTCAAAACCGTTCAGGCATTTTCGGACTTGCTATGGCTGGAATCGAACCAGCGCAATAGACGGGACGCGCCCTGCTCTACCAACTGAGCTACATAGCCTCGAAGACCCACCATGATACGCATCGTTGAGAGGCTTGATGGGTTCAGATATCCACCCTAATGCGCTTCTTCGAGAGGCCGGGTGGATTTGTTGAGATTATTATACCACAATCCGTGCAAAAAGAAAAGCCAGCGGGTAAACGTTCTTCCGCTGGCTTCCTGTACACTATGCCGTCACTGGGTGTACACCAGTACGGCCTCGCATACATAGTATATCACACATCCAGCATTTTATCAATAATTTTCAACCTATTGCCGATTGATGTCCGACAATATGGCACACGCGCTGCAATATCAACTTGGCATAGCTGGTCAACGTACCGCAACCGGGCGATTTTCCGGTCATACCTCCCAAGCGGCGCACGTTTTATCACAGCTTTTATCTGTTCCGCATCAAGCCCTTGCAACGCTGGCGGAAAGACTACACGAGCCGCCGCCACAGGCAGCACCGAGCCAGAAGGGCTGCGGCAACTGCCCGGCGTTGCGCACCATATTGCCAAGCACGGCAAACCGGTGACGTTTTGTCACCATTTTCGTGACGTGCCGAAATTGCTCTTGTGCGGCGTACATCTCGGTGACGTCACCGAGATGGTGGTATGTAGTGCTTGCCATGATATCCTCCTTACAGTGTAATTTCCTCAGCGTTCGCCTTGTCCTCAGCATCCACCAGCTGCTGCCATGCAGGGGTGCCCGGTTCCGGCTCGGTGCCGTCCTCTGTGCCTGAGTTGGCACTCACCCGGTAGTGCAGGTCTGCACTGGTCACGGTCTTGGTGCCGTCGCTGCCCTCAAAGGTGATGCAGCCATTGCCGGGCTGTGCGGTCACGCTGGCGGGCACGGCCACATAGCCGTCTACCACCAGCGAGGATGCCGGGTCTTTGCCGTCCGGCGCGTGCCAGAACGTCCGGATGGTCAGGCCCTCCCACTCGCCAGTGGCACTGACGACAAGCCTGTACACGCCCCAGTTCTTGGTGTAGCCAAAGCGCACCAGCTGCTCATAGCCCGGCACTTTGACGACGCCATTGGATGCGAGAGATACGCTTTGCTCGATCATAAATTACTCCTTGTTGATGGTAGGCTTCTTTTCTGCCAGTGCCTTTTTCATCATGCTGACGGCCTTTTCAATCACGCTGTCCAGCACTTCATCGGTGATGAAAGGCTTCATCCAGTCCGGCAGTGCGCCGCGCAGCGCGGCAAAGACCTGTGCCTTTTTCTTTGCGCCCTGGCCGCTGCCCATGATGCTGTCCTCGGCGATGGTCACGAGCTCCAGTGCCCACTGCTTGACGTACTGCTTGTAGCCCAGCCGGATGGCACCAACGGCCAGCGCGGCAAAGCCGATGAGCATCAGTACCAGTGCGATGGGTGCGGGGATAAAGTTAAACATTGCTTCCATGATTTGTTACTCCTTTCAGTAGGTAGTTGTTAATATCGGATTTGCTTTTTTGCATACCTTCGCGGTTGTTGCCGGACAGCTGCGAATCCAAAAGATTTTGCACGCCAACGAGTACGAGACGCATTTCTTCATCGAGGCCGTCAAAGCGGCGCAGGTCTCTTGCAAGGGCCTGCGCGTGCTGAAGCTGTCCCTGTTCCAGCACGCCAAGTCTTTTTTCGAGCGTATCCATTCGCTTGTTCTGCGCATCGTCGGGGGCCTGTGCCTTTTTGATGTACTTGTGGATGATTTCCAACACCTTGTCGATGGTGATAACCGCGGCGCACAGGCTACCCAGGATGCCCAGCACCTGCAGTAAAGCTTCTTTTTCGGTCATTTACCCTCCCGGAGACGGGTCAGACCCTTCTTGCTGATGATACCTGCATAGTCCTTGTATGCGTGGCTCATGTCCACATTGGTGCTCACGCCGGGCACGCGGGCAGTGCTGGTGTACTGCCACATGCCAAAGGCGAACGCCGTTTTGGGCTTATCCTCAGGCTTGGTCTTGCGCTGGTCTTTGGGGTATCTCGCCAGCCACACGTCGTAAGGCTTCAGGGCCGCACCGCCCATGTACAGGAAGGTGTTGCCGAACCAAAGGCCGGTGTAGAGCAGAGCGTACACGCCCCAGCTTTCCACCGTGCTCAGCATGTAGGCCGTCAGGTCGGTCAGCGCGGCCTTGCCAAGCGGCTTCTGCACTTCGTCCTCGATGTCCACGGCCACCGGCAGCTCAAAGCTCCGGCCGGTGAGCAGCTTCTTGAAGTACGCCAGCTCCCTGTCGGCCTGCTCCCGGTTGACTGCCTTGAAATAGCCATACACGCCGCAGGGGATGCCCAGCCGCTTGCACTCGCTGTAATTGCGGGCAAACTGCGGGTCAGTGTAGGGCGCACTGGGCCTGCCCGCTGCACTGTTGCCCATGGCGCGAATCATCACGCCGTCCACTTTTCCGCTCGCCTTGACCTTCTCCCAGTTGATTGTGCCCTGATATCGGGACACATCCATGATTTCAGCCATAGCGTCCTCCTTACTGCGTGATCTCTTCAAAGCCGCTCTTGATGAGCAGTGCCTTGACCTTCTCCTTCAGCAGGCGAGGGCAACGCTCATACAGCGCCTTTGCGTCCTCCATAGTCTCAGCAGACATGATTTCCTGTGCCCATAACATTGCCATCATAAATACCATCCTTTCGATTTTTTGTGTGATTTTATGCATAAACAATCTCGCTCATTTCAAGCAAGCATTGCCTGAGCATCTTGTTTTCTTCCTGCAGTGCCGCCACCGTCTCCGGCAGCTTCTCCCGGGCTTCGGCCTTTTTGCGCGCTTCTTCCTGCGCGGCCAGCTCTTCGGCGGTGTAGCGGATGTACTTCTGGATGGGCACCTGTTCCACCCATTCCTCCTGCGCCTGAACGCCGGGACGGTCAACGAACTTCTGCACGTCCTTTCCACCGTTCGGATACTCGGTCACGGTCTCCCAGTGCCACTGCTCCTCCACGCCCTCTACGGCGGGGTGGGTGACTTCTTCAGTGTCGTCCACCAGATAC